ACTGTTTCGAGGAAGACCATGTAAAAGCCCCCCTTGCCCGCTCCAAGCCTTCCGACCTTGCCGTGATCGACTCGGACGGCATCAGCAAGGCCGTGATACAGCAGGCGGTCAGCCGGGGCGTCATGGTCTACGACTACATCAATGCGGGGGCGCTCGAATCTGGGCGCTCCTACTACGACAAGTACAAGCACCTGCGGCTTGCCAGATACGAAGGTTGGAGCGGCGAATATTGGATTGACCCGACTGATCCTGAGTGGATACAGCATTGCATCGACCTTGCCGACATCGCAAAGGACAAGGGTGCTATCGGGGTGTATCTTGATAACTCCGACATCTACTACATGGTGCGGCATATCAAAAAATCCTATGACCGCAACCTGCCAGACCAGACAGCCGTCTACCGTGCTCTGCGATCGATCGTCTGCGGGATCAATGACATCGGCCTGATCGTCATGCCGAACGGCGGGGACAGCTTCGTGCGGAGGTTTTACACTGAGCATCCCACAGTCATCAAGACCATCAATCAAGAGGGATGCCTCTTTGAGGATTTTAAGCGACAGCCTAAATCAGAGCGTCAGTACCGAACGGAGTACATGGACTGGGCCCGCAAAAAAGGCATGTATGTCCGTGGGATCGAGTACTGCAAAAAGACTCGGCACATTGCAGAGTGCAAAGCCTACTATCTGGCACACGGTTGGAAGGGGCTTTATATCAGCAAACACACAGATTTGAGAGGTGACTAAATGGGAAAAACATTTTATGACGTACTTGCGGCAACGGCAAAGTATGACGGCAATGCCGGTGCACATTCAGCCGTGATCGGGACTATCCGCAAGCACGGACACAGCATCAAATTAACAGATGCATGGTGTTCGGAAACCGTCATGGCATACTTTTTTGATGCAGGATGCATTAGTATCATCGGCGGCTACTCCAACAATGCTCCGTCCATCAAAGCGAAGGCAAAGAAGTTGGGAATCTGGCACGATGGATCTTCCGGTATCCGTCCGGGGGATATAGTGATTTATGGTTCTACGCCTAATCACACGGAATTTGCTATCGGTGACGACCTTAACATTTCCGGCAATTACCGTGGCGGTTGTTCAAGACGCAAGCGGTCAGGCAGGACTATTAACGGATATGTCAGGCCGAAATATGAGGTCATGCCGGAGATGGACAACCTGCAAATCACCATCTGCGCATGTGATGTAATGCTCGGCGTGTACGGCACCGGAACGACCAGAGAGAGACTGCTTACGGTGTTCGGCACGAGGAATGCGGAACTGATCCAGAACGAAGTCACAAGGGTGTGGGAGAATCCCAAACTCCGTATATTTGATTTTGCCGTGTATATCATCGTGGGCAGGGCAGGCAATGATCCGTACCGGAAAAAGCGTCTCGGCAAGTTTGCCACAGCCGCCCAGAAGGAAGTGGACAGTATCCGTGCTCTCCGCTCTCACAGCAAGACACAGTGCGTGCAGGACGTGATCGCAGGCAGATACGGCAACGATGCGGTGAGGGCAATGCTCCTGAAATTCAACGGATATAATGCCGCAGAGATACAGAAAATGGTCAATGACAAGATGGGGAGGTAAACCGCTTTGAACACGCCAATCATGCTAACACCCAATGACATCATAGGGATTTTCCTTGGTGCCTGCGGAGTCATCACAGCTACAGCCGGAGCGATTGCCGTGATCTACAACATCATCAATAAGGCCAAAGAACCGAACCGTATGCAGAATGAGCGTTTGGACAAGCACGAGGAATGGCTCAAAAAGCATGACGCAATGCTTGATAACGACAACAAGCGGCTTAACAATTTGGAGAAGTCAGGAACCATTACGATGAAGGCCCTGCTTGCCTTGCTCCGGCACGGGATTGATGGCAACGACATAGAGAGCATGAAAAAGGTCAAATCGGAACTGGAACAGTATTTGATTGACAGATAAGGAGGCATGTATGACTGTTGAAATTGCTACCCTTTTACTCCGGCTTGCAATCGTTCTTATCACCGGATTCCTTGCACCTGCTTTTAAAAAGTGGGTTGACCAGAAGACGCAGAATGAAAAATACATCCAGTTGAGGGAGGCCGCAGAAACTGCCGTCTATGCCGCAGAGCAGATGGCAAAGAAGGTTGACCCTGACGGCACAGAGCGCAAGAGGATTGCAAAGCACGCTATCAGCCGTGCCGCCCTTCGTTTAGGGCTTGCACTGCCGGATGCAGAGATTGAAGAGATTCTTGAGGCCGCTGTCAAAGAATTGAACCTGGTCAGCCAGTGGGAAAAGGAGCAGTAGTATGAAAATGTGGATTCCCGATGTTTCGGAGCATCAAGGTAAAATTCAGTGGGATAAATTGGTTGGGAAAATTCCCGGCGCAATTATCCGCATCGGCTACGGCGATGATCTGAAATCTCAGGATGATGTATACGCATCTTATAACATGAGGGAGTGCCGCAGGCTCGGTATTCCCTTTGCTGTATACATCTATTCATATGCAAAAAATGTATCACAGATTCGGTCGGAAATTGCACACACAAAGAGGATGTGCAAGGGCTTTGAACCAGTCTCCTACTGGCTCGATCTTGAGGAAAGAAGCACAACAGGAATTTGGGGCATTGCCGCAGACCTCTGGAAAGAAGCATTCGGGGATAAAGCAGGGGTCTATTCATGGCAGTGGGCTTTTGAAAAGCATGTGAAATCCGGCAGGCGGTGGATATGTGCTTATGGCTCCAACAACGGCAAGCCACAGGCCGCATATAAGCCCACAATCACGATGGACGGATGGCAGTTTACCTCAAAAGCCGTTCTTTCCGGTATCAGGGGTACTGTGGATATGTCTGAATGGTATGCATCCTTCGCAGATGCAAAACCTGTTGAAATCAAGCCGCACCGCAGAGTGGTGACGAAAAAGGAAGTCGCTGCCCTTATCATGCGACACCTGTGCACCCACTCTGCACACGGCTATACACAGGACATGGACAAGCGGCAGGGAACCGGAACCGAGACGGTTGATGTATACGGGAAAAAGTATACAATCAAATCAGGGGACAGGGATTGCTCCTCTGCTGTTATTTCCGCTTATGAAGCTGCCGGAATCTCCTGCGGCGGCGCAACCTATACCGGAAATATGCGCAAATGCATGACCGGAACCGGCAATTTTGTCTGGCGTCCAATGTCCTTTATCGCTCAGATGGGGGATACCTACCTAAACGAGAAAAACCACACTGCAATGTGCCTGTCAGCAGAACCGGATGTCCTCATGGAATTTTCCATCAACGAGAAGGGAACTGCGACCGGAGGCAAGACCGGCGATCAGAAACAGCATGGCGAATACGATGAAGCATACGGACGGGGAGAATCCCACCTCAAACTGTATTATGACTATCCCTGGAATGGGATTTTACAGTGCGTAAATGAGGAAATCGCCTTTGTTGTAGAAGCTGACGGCTCTATCACCTACACCAAAAAGGACGATGGTTACACCGTCAAGGAAGGAGAGAAAGTGGAAGTCAAGGAACCTGAAAAGACGGATACCGACCTTGCTGTTGAGTGCATCTTTAATGTTTATGGGTCAGGGGATGACCGCAGAACGGCACTCGGCGGCAGATACGATCAGGTGCAGGCAGAAGTTACAGCCCTTTGGAATGCGCCCCACGCCCGAACACTCGCAGAAAAGGCGTATTTCAAAAAGTTTGGCTGTAAAAACCTTGTTTGAGCACCAACGGACATGTCCGGTGCAACCCCTCTGGCACTTGCCAAAAAGCGGTGTCAGGGGGATATATAGGAGAAAAACATGGATCAGAAAATGATTCCTTATTTTTGCCATGAGGGAGAAATGGCAAGAGCAGAGCGGACAATCAAAAGATTGTGGATTCTTTGCATACTGCTCATTGTCCTGCTTGTTGGGACAAATGTTGCGTGGATTCACTATGAAAACCAGTGGGAGACAGCGGAAACAGTTGTCACGCAGGATATTGATACCGTGAACGGCGGAAACGCATCAATCAATGACGGAGTACATATAAATGGCACACGTGAGACAGACGGTCAAGACGAAGACCAGAAAACGCAAGATCGGTAAAGGCATGAAAAAATGTCCTCGTTGTGGAGGAGATGGAGTTGTTCGGAAAAAGTGAAAGAATACACCAACAGTCAGATTTCAGGAATCATTGATGAATACATCCATTCAGAACGTGACCGGAAATTACTGAAAAGGAGACTGATTGACGGTATCACCTATGAACGGATAGCAGAAGAATTTGATCTGTCAGTGAGGCAGACAAAAACAATTGTATATAGAGCAGACAAGATGATATTTTCACACGTCTGAAAACTACACGATATAAGCACCTGGGATTTATTTTCCGGGTGCTTTTTTAATGCCAGAATTTATATATGTTTATCGAAAAAAATTTGAACCCCTTCAAGAAGCGCACGGATGATTGTGTGATTAGGGCTATAGCACTGGCATTAAACATTGACTGGCGGTCAGCCTATACCATGCTATCCGCACACGGATTGAAGTTAGGGGACATGCTCTCGAAGAATTACGTTTGGTCAGACCTTCTTTCCACTCTCGGATTCAAGCGCACGCCTATCCCTGACACATGCCCTGATTGCTATAGAATCAGAGACTTTGCACACGATCATCCAAAAGGTGTTTTTATTGTCGGAACCGGAGACCATGTTGTAACCGTCATTGATGGCGACTGGTATGACTCTTTCGATTCCGGTGACATGATACCGATTATCTATTTCAGGAGGACATAACATGGCATACACCGGTTTTCCTGCGACATATCTACAATACTATCCACAATATTCGCAAATGTCACCGACACCAATGTCGGGAACATCACCACAACAGAATAATCCTTTTATCTGGATTCAGGGCGGAATTGCCGGTGCTCAATCTTATCAGGTAGCACCGAACAATACCGTGATTTTGTGGGATTCAGACGAGCAGAGTATTTATATCAAGTCAGCCGACATGCAGGGCAAGCCGTCTATCAGGATACTTGATTACACGATCCGGTCAGAGGCCCCTAAAACGGCCCAGAATGCGCTTGCGGGAAACAATGCACAGATACCCACAAAAGAGGACATAAGTGCGTTACAGAGCCAGATAGACAGCCTGAGAAGGCAGATAGAACAGATGGGAGGTACAGCACATGAACCCACTTTATCAGCAGATGCAACCACAGCAGGGAAACAACCTGCTCCAAAGGTTTCAGCAGTTCAGACAGCAGTTTCAGGGTGATCCCCGTCAGCAGATTCAACAGATGATGAACAGCGGAAGGATTAACCAGAATCAGTACAATCAAGCTGTTCAGATGGCACAGCAATTCCAGAAAATGTTTGGGATTAAGTAAACAATTTTGTTTATTTCATCAACGATTTTGTTTATTGACTTTGCTTATTTCGATTTCATGTCCGGGTGCACACGGATTTTGAAATATACCGGCACTCAATAGTGGGTGTCGCTCGACCGTTAACAGTTTTTTACGGAGGATCTTTTTTATGGCTCTTACAGATGACAACAGCGGTGTCTCCAACATGGTTTTACCTGTTCAGCCGATGGGAAACGGAAATGGTGGCTTCGGCTTCGGAGATGGCAATGGGTTTTGGTTCCTGATCCTGTTTTTCCTGCTTTGCGGGAATGGATGGGGCAACGGTTTCGGCGGCAATGGTCTTGCGAATGATTCCGCTGTCATGTATCCCTGGATGAACCAGTCGAACCAGATTCATGACGGCTTCCGCGATCAGATGATTTCCACACAGCTTCAGGGAATCCAGAACAGCGTTACAAGCGGATTTGGCGATACCGCACTCGGTATTGCAGGAATCAATCAGAATATCTGCCAGACCGGTAACAGCATTGTCGGCGCAGTAAATGGAGCGCAGAATGCTATCACTCAGCAGATGTATGCAAACCAGATTGCGGATATGCAGCAGAGTTTCGCCGCTCAGACCGCAACCATGCAGGGCTTCAATGGTGTTCAGTCCGGCCTTGCGGATGTGCGTTATACAGAGGCTACAGAAGCCTGTGCAACAAGAAACGCCTCTGCGCAGAACACAAGGGACATCATCGACTCCCAGACCAGAGGAACTCAGGCAATTCTTGACAAGCTGTGCGCTCTCGAACTGGATGGTGTCAAGGGTCAGCTTGCGCAGGCCCAGAGAGAAAATGTTGCTCTTCAGAATCAGGTCAACATGGCTACCATGCAGGCAAGCCAGACGGCGCAGACCGCTCAGATCCTTGCAGGACAGAGCGCAGAGATTGACGGAGTTTACAACCGTCTGAAAAACTGCCCTGTTCCTTCCATGCCGGTCTATGGGAATACCCCTATCTTCACATGCCCTCAGAATCAGGGCTGTGGATGCGGCTGTGGAAACAACTTCTGATTGATTCAGATTCTACAGGGGGAGAAATCCCCCTGTATTGAGGAAAGGAACAGAAATGGCTTGTAAAAATGTGTGTAGGCTGTGCGATCACCTTGCGATTTCAACAGCCGTTGCTTTTACCGATGGGAATCTGGTTGTTACTCTTCCTGCTGATTCTTTTCGTAACGGGGAAAAGGTCTGCATCGTAATTGCACAGACTATTCCTGCGGATACGACAATCACTGCACCTGTCGTTATCCAGATTGGAGAGGGTACGGAACAGTATCCGCTTACCACTCGATGCTGTGCACAGGTTTCTGCGTGCGGAATCAGGACACGGACAAGATATGCAACCCGTGTAGTAACATCGGCAACGGGAGCAACATTCCGGATGCTTGGCAATCCGTCTTGCAGTCCGAATTATAATTTGCAGTCAATTAACGGAACTGCACCTGCGGCAACGGCAGGAAATTGATGAAAGGAGAAAAGATGCACAATATCGAAGACCTGCACGAACTGTGCGAGACAATTTCCCGTGAAATCGGGGATGCAAATGAAAAAATCCGTCAGGCAGGCGGTAAACTGTCCGCGGGTGATGTGGATTTTGTAGATAAGCTCACCCACACAATGAAGTCCGTAAAAACCACCATCGCAATGATGGAGGCCGAGGACGGTGGCGAGTCTGGCAGATATATGCCTCGCTACAATTATGGCGGATACAATGGTGGGAACTATTCCTACCGTCGTGGCCGTGATTCCATGGGCCGCTACACTTCCAGACGCGGCGGATATTCCTATGACGATGGCATGATCGAGGAATTGCGTTCTCTGATGGAGTCGGCACCGGATGAAAGAACCAAATCCGAGTTCCGGCAGTTTATCGCCAAAATGGAAAAGATGTGATGTTTCCTTGATCTATGAGAAGGATTTAAGAGAAGCAATAGCAGAATGCCAGGGCAAGCGGAATCCGGATGCTAACACCTGCATCAAGTTGGCGGCCTATTATACGCTTCTCCAAAACATGTACCCGTCAGATGATCCACCACCGGCGTTTTACCAGGCGGCAAGCGGTGACTCCGGGGCGATCTCATACGACACCGGTACAGAGTTTTCAAAAGCCGTAAATGGGCGGCCTGTTGCCGATGTCCTGCCGGTCATAGATGAGTTAATGACTACTTTACAGGTGCTACATCCCCGACTTTATGACGGCGTTTTGAATAAGCTGTGAAAAGAGCCACACCGGCGGCGTTATGCTGTCTGTGTGGCTTTGCTTTTATGGCGCCTGTTTGGCTCCGTGTGGCTTTTTGCGGCTCTTTGTGTGTATCTGTCCACCTATGCTTTTAAAACGCTTCTACGGGGCTTCTACGGGCTTGTGTAGCCGCTCGTATTCGTCCCATATCAGCCGCCGCACAATAGCCGCTTTGCTTTCGCCGGTCAGATCAGACAGACGGCTGTCAGACGTTGCCGCGATGTTTCCGCCGTTCATCCACCATCCGGGGCGGGCGGCGACCTGTCCGGCCTCCGTGTTCATGGCCGGTACTATGTGAATATATCCGGACTGGCCCCCGCAGATAGCACCGGCCATGAGATCATAAAAAAGTGATCTTATATTCTCTGTCCGCAGAAAACTCTATCTTCTTTATTATGCCCCTCCAAAAGCGCCTCTTTTCTTCCGGCGTGAAATCTGCGTATAACTCCCATATATCATCTTTAAGTAGCCGTTTAAGGCCCTCTGTGCCCTCTGTGGGCCGCTCTGCGGCTTTCCTTTGTAAATCCTCCATCTGTGCGATCAGGGCGGCTCTGTCGGCCTTGTAGGCGTCTATTTCTATTAAACCTTCTATGTATAGGTTCTTTAGCCGGTCAAGTTTCCGCTCAATTCCGGCGATCCGCTCCGGCAGCCGTTCCCGGCCCTGGCTCTGCTCTGTGATCTGGTATTGCAAAATCCGGTCTTTAATCATGGGCCTTATATGCTCTATGAGATACCGTTCTGTGACCGTCTCCGCCGCCACCTTCCGATTGATGCATTGGCGCGGCATCCTGGCATAGTATCCGGTACACCTGTATTGATGCGTTTCTGTGTAGCAGTTCCCGCGCTGTCGCCTCCGGGTATTTCCTCCCATAGTCCGCCCGCACTCGGCGCACCGGAGCAATCCAGAGAAGATATAGACCTGTTTCTGTGATACCTTCACATTCATTTTCAGTTTTCTTTGCACATCATCCCACAGATCAGGCGGCACAATCTCCGGACAGAAATCTTTTACCCCTGTGTAATGTTCCCCTTTGTATAAAGGTGATTGGAGCATCCTGCGGAAAGCAGGTTTTGTTCCTGGCATCCCATGTTTCAGCCCGTATTCCCTCATAACGGCATTCAGGTTCCCGCAAGCGGAATACATTTCAAAAGCCGCTCTCACATAAGGAGCGTTATCATCAGGAACAAGGTGCTTGTTCTCTATCCGGTATCCGGCAGTCGTTGTGCCGGAGATCACTTCTTTCTGGCTCAGCTTGTAGGCTTGTACCTGCTTGATTCGTTGGGAAGTGTTTTCGGCCTCAAATTGGGCAATACTCATCATCTGATTTACAATCAATCGCCCCTGTGGAGTCGTTGTGTCGTATATTGGCTCCCATATCGCAAGCCACCAGACACCGTGACGGTCGAGGATTTCTTGTGTTGCGGTATAGTGCCGGACAGACCGAAAGAACCTGTCCAATTTTGTGAAAATTATCAAATCAATCTTTCCGGCTTCTACATCGGACAGCATTCTTTGTAATTCGTCTCTTTGGCTGTACTTTGTGCCGGATACACCATCATCGAGATATTCACCTGCAATCACATAACCTTTTTCTTTTGCGTATTTGGTTAGCGCATCCCTCTGAGCAGGAATCGAATCACCTTCCTTGACCTGCTGATCGGACGAGACGCGCATGTATAAAGCAATTCTCTTCATTCCTCTTGACCTCAAATTTTAATGCGTTACGATATAAGTGACCTTTACAGTTCTTTATTTCATTGTTTGTTCCTCTTGTACGGAAGTGCCGCCCACGTTGGCGGCATTTCTGTTTGACCAAATTAGTCAATGTGATATAATAAGGATGTTTGTAACGGTATTTTCTTTTTCATCTGTTACCCTCATGCTGAAAGCGCCTCATGGTCATGGAACCGTGGGGCGCTTTTGTGATTACCTGATCTTAGCCAACGCTTCTATATAAGCACGGATTCTTTCTTCACCGTACTTTAATCTCAATTCGGAAAACTCCGTTTCTGTTTTGTCCATAGGTACAAGCCCCAAAAGTTCATCGCCGGATATGTCAAGAACCCTTGTGAGGGCCTTAATACGCATAAGGTTAGGTTCACGGTTGCCGGTTTCCCACATGGAATATGTGCTTTTTGCAACACCCACCAGATCAGCCACTTCCTGCTGACTCAATCCTTTTCTCAACCTGGCCGCTTTGAGATTTTCATGGAAAACATCACACATATCAATGCCCTCCTTCCTATTAACAATAATATTCCAACAATCGCCAAAAGTAAATTTTAAAATGCGGGAAAATAAAATAAAAAACACAAAATGTGAATTTAAGGCTTTACAAAATCACGATACGCGGATATAATACAAGCATGTTCACGAAACGCGAACAGCAACTGATGAAATATGTATGGGAAGGAGGGACGATGTTCAGAAATCTAAGAGCAGAGCAGGCGAGATTAGACCTGACCGATGCTGATATGGGAAAGAAACTCGGCATCACACGGGAAGCCTACATTAAGAAGAAAAAGAATGGCTTTTTCACACTTTCAGAGATCAGAATCCTGCTCAGCATGTTTGGTACGACTTTCGAATATCTTTTCGATGTTGAGGACAAGGAATGAACACACTGAATATTGACCGACTGGCCGCCGTCCTGTCCGGCATTTTGACAGACCGGTATGGCGCAAAGGTAACGGTCACATTGGAGGGAGAAGATGATAACAACAATCCTGATTGCCCTGGTACTGATTCTTGCCGGAGTGCTCAGCTTCATCCTTTACACGATGCAGTATGAGCATGATAGGAAGATGAAGGAAAGGCAGAAGAGGAAGTCAGAGGCATGGAGAACGGTTTTTCAGAGAACTGATCTCAAGGCATAAAAAAGCCGCCCGTAGCATGAGCGGCAATCAATGAAGGGAGACAAGCACACCGCAAATGTGCTTTCTCATACATAAATATAACACATTTTTTTCAATGAAGGGAGAAAAAACAATGGCAGTAGCAAAGAAAGTTGAAACCGTAGCAATCAGAATGCCCTCTATCAAGCATGTGAAAATCCGCATCGTGGGAGATTCCCCGCTGATCGTCCATGCCTGGTCTGAGAAGGCAAAGAGGGAAATGCTTGAGGCACAGCAGGGCAAAAACAAAACCAAAAAGAAGCCCACAAAGATGCCTTTTGACGATTTCGCCCGTGCCCTGTACTGGATCACCCCCATGCCGACAGAGACCGTCAAGGACGCAAGCACCAACGAGGACAGGGAAGTCGTTACCGAAGAACTGTTTGACAAGGCTCTGGCAGAGGGCGCAAGGTTCGGATTCCCCGCCAACAGCTTCAAGATGGCCGCCAACAGTGCCGCATACCGGCTCGGATGGGTTAAGAACCAGATGGAACTCAGAGGCGCATATTTCCTCAATGCAGAGGACGGCGGCGAACTTGCAGAGATCAAGGGCGACACACCGAAGCTGAGAGAGGATATCGTCAAGGTCGGCATGGGTTCCGCAGACCTCAGATACAGACCTATCTTTGAAAACTGGTATGTTGACATGATCCTGGAATACAACGAGAACAGCAACATGAAACTCGATGACATTCTTTCCTGCATTCAGGCCGGTGGCTATTCCGTAGGTGTCGGAGAGTGGAGACCGGAGAGAGACGGAGCCTTCGGGAAGTTCCATGTAGAAACTGTCTGATCATGGCAGTCAAGGCTTGTCAAGGTGCGGTGTGTCTTGGCGTAGTCCGTCTGGGGAAGGCATGGCAGTCAAGGCGGGGTGTGCCTTGGCGAGGTTTTGTAAGTCGTGGATTGGCGAGGTAAGGCAGTCGAGGTACGTCTGGGCCTGTCAGGGTTTGGCTCGTTACGGTCCTGCATGGCAGTCAAGGTCAGGTACAACATGGCGAGGTGCGTTTGGGCCGTGTTAGGTGCGTCCTGTTGAGGTATGGCAGTTACGGATAGGTAAGGTAATGCCCGTTTCGGCACGGTAATGTGCGTTTCGTTACGGCATGGCAGTCAAGGCAGTGCGAGGTGCGTTCGGGAGAGGTGATGCGTGGTGATGTTCGGAGAGGTATGGCGAGGCAGTCGTGGATAGGCATGTTTCGCTGTGTTGTGGGCTGTGGGGTTCGGCAGTTGGGGCCAGTTAAGGAGTGTTCCGGTAAGGTTAGTTGCGGCAAGGAACATCAGGGTAAGGCAGTCATGGTTTGGTGGTTCGTGTTCCGTTGTGGTGATGTAAAGTCAGGAGGGGTGTGGCAGTCACGGTAAGGATAGGTGGGTTTTGGCACGTTGCGTTCAGGCAAGGTAAGGTATGGCAGTCGAGGCAAGTTGCGATTTGGTAAGTCGTGTTGCGTTCTGGAAAGGAAGTCATGGCACGCACGCAAACGACAACAATGAAAGGAGACAATATGGCCGCATTTGAAAGCAAGAAATATTCCTACCGGAGCGGGTATTCATATAAAGTACCTGCTCAGACGGTGGGGAAGGCACTGGAAAGCATCGAAGAGAAAGAAGGTAAAGTAACATCTGCATCATTCCTGGAATATTCCAGACCTGAAACATCCGAAACCCACAGCATGTTTGAGTGGGACGACAGCATCGCCGCCGAAAAGTACAGGCTCAGACAGTCAGCCGCAATCATCGGGCAGATCGAGGTTCACATTGAGTACATCGACAATCAGGAGGAAATCAATCCGGTCGAGATCAATGCAATCCCCGCTTTTGTCAATGTAGCAGGAAAGTCACCGAAGGCATCCGCAACATTTGTCAATGTGGTTACTGCCGTTGACAACAAGGATATGTGGAAACAGGTTGTCCAGAACGCTGTTGCAGAACTCAGCGCATTCAAGCGCAAATATTCCAGGTTCAAAGAATTTGAAAAGATCATCAAGGACATTGAAGAACTGGAAAGGAGCATCACCACATGAATGAACAGGAGACAACGAAAGAAGAAGGGCTTGACCTGTCACCCGAAGAAATCGACAGAATCCTTGCCGAAGAAGCCTACTACTACATCCGGCAGAGCGTTGAGGAAAACGGCATGGAGTTTTGATTGTACCCGTTGCAAACATGTTTCAATCTGCATGGAGCAACGAGGCGTATGCACCAACTACATTGATTATGTAGAGATCACAGAGAGGGTGAAAAATGACATCGAAGAACTCAATTACGAAGGAAGAGAAGGAAGTCCTTGAATACCTCTATGAGAAAGCAAACGACATCAATGACTTCCTTCACCGGAAGGGGTTTTACAAGCCCGTATCCATCACTGTGGAAGCGAACCGCAAGTGGTATCCGGCAGGTGATCCAAATTATGACATGCGCAGTGTTGACTTTTGGGAAAGGTACGAAAGCTACCGGACAAAACGCATTGTTACCATGGACTACAACCAGTACACCGGTAATGCTGACATCAGAGAGAGCACCTATGAGGACAGAGAATATGGAAAATGATTTTCAGGTATCAATCAAACAGCCAGTAATCATCACTGGCAACTTTGAAGAAATGAAAGCGGAACTCTCCAACATGATGACCGCTTATGCCGGTCTGGAAGTTACAGAGGACAATCTGCCGGAGCGCAAGAAAGATGTAGCGACTCTCCGCAAGATCAAGACAGCCATCGAGGACAAGCGCAAGGCCGTAAAGAAGGATTATGAAAAGCCCTTCAAGGCATTTGAGGAAGAATGCAAGAAGCTGACCGGCATCATCGACAAAGAGATCGACCGCATCAATGCTGACCTCAACACCTACGAGCAGAAAAGGATTGCAGAGAAGAGAGAGACCATCCGGCGGCTCTACGAAGAGAATATCGGGGACTATGGTGATTACCTTCCGCTTGAAGCACTCCGGCGCAAGTCTTGGGACAACAAGACCTGCTCAGAGACAGAGATCATATCCGACATCCAGACCGCTGTCATTGCAGTCAAAAATGATTTGCAGACCATCGACTCCATGTGTGACCCCTGGTCAGAGGAATGCAAAGCGGTCTACATCAAGACCGGAAACAGCCTCATGTCAGCGCTCAACCGCTACAAGGATTTGGAGAGCGCAAAGAAGGCCGCAGAAGCCGCCGTAAAGGCCAGTGAACAGCAGACCCCTACAGATATTCAGGGAACACCGGACAAGCCCGTACAGAGGCCGTCAGCCCACTCAGAATGGACATTTGCAATCACCGTCCACAGTGAAGAGGATGCAAAAATCATTCGTGATATATGCGAGCAGTTCGGATACGAATATAAGGAGATTTGAACATGGCAGACCAGAGAAACATTTTTCAGCGCATGAGTGCTATCACATCGGAGATCAGCACCGTTGCAAAGAACCTGTCAGTGGATGCAGGAAAGTCCAGTTACAAAGCCGTAGGCGAGGCTGATGTCCTTGCCGCAGTCAAGCCCATCGAGGCAAAACATGGCGTCTATTCCTATCCGGTCAGCAGAACAATCACCGACTCCGGCGAAATGGTCAGCACAACAAAATACGGAGAGCGAAAACAGCTTTTCATGAGAGTCGAGACCGTTTACAGATTCGTCAATATCGACAAGCCGGATGAATACATCGACATTACTACCTATGGAGACGGCGTTGACACTCAGGACAAAGCACCCGGCAAGGCTATGACCTACGGTGACAAATACGCACTGCTCAAAGCCTACAAAATCCAGACCGGTGATGATCCTGACCAGAACGCAAGCGAAGACCTCTCCGGAGTAAGGAAGGGAAAGACACAGAAGAATCAGAAAGAACAGCCGGTCGAAGACCGCACCGGACAGCCCGCTTATCCACCGGAAGAGCAGATGGTTGAAGCCCTCAAGGTGGTAGCATCCAAAAGCGAGAAGGTCAACGGCATGATCGCAAAACTGTTGGATGCCAACGGCGCAAGGGATTTGGCTGAACTTGCCTTCGCAAGGCCGGACATCCTCAAGGCTTGGTATCAGAAGTTGTGCCAGAAAGGATAACTGATGGACTACACCGGAACCATCAAAGATATGTACAGGGGAATGGACGGAAAATTTACCATTTCCCTGTCCATAGAAGAAGAACCAGGCGACATTGAAGCCCTGACAGACAAGCGGCTGAAAATCAGAATCACGGAATACAAGCTGAAAAGAAGCCTGTCGGCCAATGCCTACTTCCATAGTTTGGCCGATAAACTCCGCATGAGGATGCATCCGCCAATGAGCATGGCGCAGATTAAAAATCATCTGATTGCAGACTACGGACAGGTAATGTATCTCGAAGACGGCGTGCCGCTGATCTACAAGACCAACGCCCCACCGGAATATGTTTACAACCTCGAAGAACCGCACCTGCTTCTGGTCAAGACAACCGAAGAAAACGGCAAAGAGGTTTACTTCTACCGGATGTATCGTGGCTCTCACACATACAACACGAAAGAAATGTCGCAGTTGATCTCCGGCACCGTTGAGGAATGCAAAGAGCAGGGCATTGAGACTATGACTCCGGCAGAATTGGAAAGGATGTTATCTGCATGGCAACCGAAAAGCGAGATATGAAAAAGGCCGGAAAGGCCGCAAGGGATAAGGGAGCCCGATTCGAGAGGGAACTCTCCAAACTCTTCAACGAGCATGGTTTCCACACTCACAGGGGATATGTCTTCCATAAGCAATCCGATGTTGTTGACCTTCTCGGAATCCATGTAGAAGCGAAAGCGCACGAAAGAATGAACGTGTGGGATGCGATGAAACAGGCGGTCGAAGAGGCCGAGAAGCGCAAGGACGGAATGCCGACCGTTTTCTGGAAAAGAAGCCGCAAGGGAATCATGGTCTGCATGAGGTTCGAAGACTGGATGAAACTGTACACAATAGCAAGAGGAAAGGAGGGAAATGGGAGACAGGCGGATGATGTCGCTGAAAGTGATAGACAGTGACGCATTTCTGGACATGGCATTATCTACACAAGCTGTTTACATGCATCTTCTTATGAGGGCGGATGATGACGGATTTGTGAACAATGTCAAGAAGATAAAGCGCATGATCTGTGCATCGGACGATGATATAAAACTCCTCATTGCAAAAGGATTTATTATTCCTTTTGAGACCGGAGTCGTGGTTATCAAGCATTGGAGAGTACACAATATCATCCGAAAAGACCTTTATCATCCGACAATCTATCAGGATGAAAAAGCGGCACTTGTACCAGACAAAACAGGAACGTATCGGTTACGTAACGAATCCGTACCGGAAACGAACCGAATCCGTACCGAAAGCGAACCGGAACCGTACCCTAATAAAGTAAATAAAGATAATAAAACTAAATTAAATAAAAATAATAAAGAAAATATATCAATGCTCCTCAGTGAATCATCACTTTCGGAGCCGGTTCGGGAAAAGGTATCTGATTTTTTGGCATACAGAGAAGAGATCAAAAAGCCCTACAAATCAGAACGCAGTATCAGGTCCCTAATAACTCAGATTGAGAAGCAGGAACAGGCTATCGGCTCTATAGCAGTTATTTCTGTTATCGACAAATCAATACAGAACGGATGGCAGGGACTATTTTGGGATAAGACAACACAGCAACAGAATCATTCAGCCGCTGATATGGCAGAGATAGCAAGAATGATGGATGAAGGAGTTATATGAACAACGCTCAAACACAGCAAATCCTTGAGCACATCAAAACGATGTACGGCAAGGATTACACACCTGACACAATAAAGCTGTGGGCAGGAACATTGCAGGATATTTCATTCACGGAAGCATCCTATGCACTTGTGTCGTGGTTTAAACACGAACACTGGCCGCCGTTACCGGCTGACATTCGGGAAAAGGTATATAACCTTAAATCGGAGCCGGATGTGCTTGCGTCTCAGGCGTGGGATCAGTTATTGAGGGCATTGCGTAACGCATACGCACCGGAGTCTGAAAGAATCTGGAATGAACTGCCTGAAATCACAAAACAGATTGTTGGTGGTTATGCCACATTCAGGGCATGGGGAAACACGGAGACAGCATCCCTGGAAACGGTTCAGCGCCCCATGTTTATGAAACGGTTTGAAGAATTGCAGAGACGCATCCGCAAGGAAGCTGCCGTTGATGAAAAATTCAGAGAACCTTTACCGGCGCTTTCGGGCAGTGAACACAAGGCCATAGAAGCAAAGCCGGTAGAACAGCCGAAACCTACAAGACAGCCGTCAGGTAAATCAAGAGCCGATGATCTGGCAGAACTGAGAAGACGGTTGATGAAAGGGGGTGATTAAGTGCCGAAGGAAAGAAAACCTTGTTTTCTGTGCGGGAGATACGCCTACACAGAACGGCATCACATATCTTTGGCGGTACAGCAAACCGCCGATTAAGCGAAGAGGATGGTCTTGTCGTTGACCTCTGCCATTCATGCCACAATGAGCCGCCGAACGGAGTGCACTTCAACAAAGACAACATGCATCGGCTCCATGTTCACGGTCAGAGGATTTGGGAAATGGGGAAAATCGTCAATGACGGCATGACCGATGAACAGGCAAGAGAAGCATTTATCAAGAGATATGGGAGGAATTATTTGTAAAACATGGAGTGGAAATATTTTGACAAAGAAGAGCCGACAGAAGAAGGGACTTATCTCACATATACGGCAACCGGCAGAATTTTGTTATATAGGTGGAGCCATATTTGGACTGACAGTGAAGGGAATCTGTACACATATGAGTTTAGAAACCGTAAAGATGCGGGATTCTCTTTTATAGGCCCGAATGGAAGAAGCGATGTAAAACGTGCATCACGCATCGTATTGTGGTGCGCTATTCCAAAACTTCCAGATAATGTGTCGAAAAAAGAAATGGAACTGTCCAAATATAGGGCTCAGATCAAAGAACTTAAAGCAAGAATCAAAGCACTTGAAGAGGGGTAATACGGGAGGAATTACTTATGAGCAGAATTGGCTACGCCTACGGAAAGAAGATGCTGTTTACCCACCATGACCCCATCAAAAACCGCTACTGGACAGATGATTGGGGCGGCGGCTGTTGGTTCAACAGCAACGAGATCAGGTTCGCAGGAGAACCCAAAAAGAAAACCAGAAAGGAGAAAAGAGCATGAATCATGTCGCAATTGTTGGTCGCATGTGTGCCGACCCGGAAGTCAGATACACACAGGGAGATAACGCTCTGTGTATCGCATCCTTCACCGTAGCCCTTGACCGCAGGAACCGGAATGCGGAACAGACCGCAGATTTCCCCAACTGCGTAGCATTCGGCAAAACCGCAGAGTTTATCGAGAAGTATTTCCACAAAGGAATGAGGATCGGCGGCACCGGCAGAATCCAGACCCGCAACTATGATGGCAGGGACGGAAAGAAAGTCTACGTCACAGAAATCGTCCTTGAGCAGGTTGAATTTGTTGAGAGCAAACAGCAGAACAATTCTCAGCAGTCCGGAGGAAAGTATTCCGCACCTGCCCGGAACAATGACCCCCTCGCCGGATTCATGGACATTCCTGATGACATGTCCGAAGACCTCCCCTTCAATTGACGAAAGGAGAACCAATGCCTGACGAAAAGAAGTATGCACCTGTAAAAAGATTCATTTTTCCTGCCGGAGACTGCGGCGGCGAGATCAGGGTAAACATCCCCACAACCGCAAGCAAGGAAGATGTTATTCGCATGGCGAAAATGCTTATGGTAGCCGCAGAAGACTGGCAGGATGATGAGGATGATGAAGATTTTCTGAACTGACCGCCAGACAGCCCCGTAGAGGCGTTTTACGGTCGGGGATGCATAAACCCTCACGAAAAGCCACAGAACGCCTCTCAGAGGCCGTCAGCCGCCAAGAAACGGCAAATACGAAAGGAGAACCAATGAAGAAGTCGAGAATGATGATTCTGGTACTTGCAATCATGCTTATCTGCTCCGCAATGGTGGTAGAGGCGAAGCCTCCCAGGAACGGCAAGTACATCGACAAGTACGGGAACATCTACATCATGAAGAACGGCAAGCCACGCACCGGCCACTTCAAGTACAAAGGGAAATGGTACTACGGTCACAAGTCTGGCAACGGCCCGTACTGGAAAGGCTCATGCACAGCCGGAGAAATGAGGGTTGAGCGTGGGAACAAATGGTATGCATACAATCTTGACGGCTCCATGATCAGAAAAGACACCTACGTCCACAGAGGGAGACGGAGAATCAAACAGCTTGATATCCGCAGTAAAGACCACACTGTCAGGTACGTATACGGAACCGCAAGAGGCTCCATTGGTAGCAGGTACAGCACAAGGGAAGGCCGGATGCAGTACCTTGACGATAACGGCAGATGGAGAAGCTACGAATCAATGCCGTATTACCCGCCATACGTAGACAACCAGAGGTAAAGGAATGAGTGGAATCAAAATCAAATGCGACATAAGCAAGCTGCCGGAAGCACCGTATTCAAAGCCAAAGGTGCCAGAGCGGAAGAAACCGGAAATCCCTTATGAAACGATGGGATACAACCGGCAGAAAGAGACAAAGAAGCCATACACACCGGAGATTGATGCGCAGATCATCAAATGGAAAAAGGAACAGAAATCCTTTTACTACATGGCTGAGAAGTTAGGCCGCTCCGCAGGTGGAGTCCTTGCCAGGTATCGGCGGCTTAATGCCGGAGGCTACGGCAAGAAATACCGATATACACCGGAGCAGGATAATGTCATCCGTGAAATGAGGGCGCAGGGGAAGACATGGAGAGAGATTGCAGACCACCTGGGACGGTCACGTGATGCAATCCGGCACAGAGCAAAAATCATAGGAGATACCAATGCCGTATGAAGTCAGCAAGCAGACAGACAACAATGTATCAAGGAGAAAAATGAAAGTACAACTTGATCCAGGCGCATATATGCCTACAAGATCGCATCCGACAGATGCGGGTGCAGACCTGCGCACACCTTACAGATTCATCCTCAGAGCCAACAGCCGGAAAGTGATTGATACCGGAACCCATTTTGTAATTCCTGCCGGATACGTGGGGATGGTCAAAAGCAAATCAGGGCTCATGACCAATGAAGGAATAGTCACCGATGGCACAGTGGACAGTGGGTATAGTGGCAGTGTCCGTGTCTGCCTCTTCAACCACTCTGGAAAGCACAGAGTATTCGAGAAGGGTGAAAAGATAGCGCAGATCGTTTTCCTGCCGATTATCACACCGGACTTTGAACAGGTATATGAAATCACCGGAGGCGAACGCTCCGACAATGGTTTCGGCAGTACCGGAAGATTTTAATTAAGCTAACAATGCCGCCATAACTATAAATCAAGCACAAAAAAGAAAGGAGAAACCCCTTCCTCGCTCTTAATTCTGCGGAAGCTATAGGGGACTTCGGCAGAGCGTGCTATGTGTTGTACCAATGTAACTGTAAACAATCTGTGGGCGGTCAGGCGGCAACCGCCCAGAAAGGAGAACCGATGTCCGGCAGATATAAAGCTGTACCGGAAACCACCAACAACAGAAGACTCGTATATGTCGTGATCGACACACTCACGGGAGAGTGGATGCACGTATATGACTGCTTCTTATGGGCCGAACACAAAGCAGAGGAAATGAATAAAGAATGGTCTCCATGCACAACATGTGCCTTCTCCGGCTGTAGCAAAGATTCAGATGTTTGCATGAATTGTGATGATAGAGGATATAAGAGTGAAAGAGGTATTTGAAGCAATACTTGTAATCATTTTTATACTTACATCGGTGGTAGGATTAGGATATGCAATCGGTGTGCTGATCGACGGTCTTTGGAAAGATGAAGATTATATGACAGGTGACTTTCCGAAAATCACATTCAAACTGTTTACAGAGATGTATGCAATAAATCCGAATAATTGGGAATTTAAAGATACTCATGTCTGCTATAACAGGTATGGTAAAAGATACCGAATGGTCTTTAAAACAAAAAGAGATTACAGGAAATACAAAAAATTCAGGGAAGAAAAAGAAACCAGAGAACGAGAAGTTAAACGGTTGAAAGAAGAGGCCGAAATCGCAAAATGCTTTCAGGATGATATTGACAGATACAGGGATGAAACATTGAAGGAAATGAAATCCCACCTTCCGGAGAACATGATTCCACACGATACAGGAGCATTAAGAAGGAGTAACACATATGATTAAAAAGATCGTTGCATTCCTGATGACAGCAATTATGCTGACAGGTTGCCATGGAGCCGCAAGAAATTACGGTGGCAGCATGACCCTGGAATTACCCAAAGGGCAGAAGTTAGAGGAAATCACATGGAAAGATGATTCTGCACTGTGGTATCTGACCAGGCCCATGCGTGACGATGAAAAGCCGGAAACACATACATTCAAGGCTGATACCGAATGGGGAGTATTTGAAGGCACAGTGACGATTATTGAAAGCAGGTGAAACATGATCGCGATTAAGACAACAGCAATGAGACAAATGCCGGAGTACTGTGATGATTGCTGTTGGTATGAGTGCAGACCGCATCCGGAAAGAGGGTGGACGGAACTGTGCAACCTTATGTGCCACTGCATGGACGACACTCAGCCGAAAGAGTGGATTTACGATGGGAACGGCAGACCGCAAGCCTGCCCGCTGATTGAGGTGAAAGATGATAGCGATTGACCGACCAATGCCAAAAAGCTGTGAGGATTGCCCATGCTTTCACGATGCCGCCTGCTATGCAGAAGGGGTCAGGAACCCGACAACGCTCGACTGGTTTGAGAGGCAGGAAAGGAGGGAAGACTGGTGTCCATTGATTGACATCACCGATGACGGCAAGTAAAAGAGGAGGATAAGAATGAGTTTATATAACATGTTTAACGGCTTCAGTCCTGCGTGTGTGCTGATTATGCCCATGCTCGGAAGGAAGCAGGAAGAGTATCCAAGGTTTAGGAATTGCTTTGTTGAAGATGGCATGATTGCCATTTATACAAGAGTGGGAAGCTTGAACAAAGGATGCGGATTCGGAGAAGAAGAACTCTATAAAGACCCGAATTATGTGCGTGATTATGACGATTATTTCGACCGCACATACGGAATATACTTGTTCAACGTTCCCGAAAAGTGGAAAGCGGATTTTGACAGGATCATGACCGGAAATTTCAACGAAGTATCTGACGAATATTACGAGTATGTATCAGGATTCTATCCGAAACTTGCAGAAGAAGGAATCATCAAGAGGCTGTTCAGGGACGGGAAGTAGTCAACTTTATAGCATTGACACCGGTGCAGGTGTAAATGTCCGCACGCAAGGCAAAATAACAATAACAATAACAACAAAAAGACGGTGGCTGAGCGTGCGGAAACAGCCGGTTTTTGACGATTTAACAAGCGATTTTGCAAAAAATATGCAAATCAGCAAACTAAATCAGCAAAGATGGAGGCTTTTATGTCAATAACAGCCGCCATGATGGAGGGATAGGATGATTAAAAAAGCTATTGCAATCTTTATGGCCATGTTCATGCTGAGCGGTTGCCACGAAGCTACGAGGAATTATGGTGGTAGCATGACTTTGGAATTACCCAAAGGGCAGAAGTTGGAAGAAATCACATGGAAAGATGATTCTGCGCTGTGGTATTTAACAAGACCGATGCGTGAAAATGAACATCCGGAAACACATACATTCAAGGCTGATACAGAATGGGGAGTGCTTGAGGGCACAGTAACCGTTATTGAAAGCAGATGATGGGGATGATAGATGGAGAACAGAGAAGCAGCAATTGAGTGGTTTTCGATGCTCAAGGAAAAATTTGTAAAAACTGAATATGAAGGCTATCTCGACATGGCAATCGCCGCCCTGGAACAGCAGGAGAAGGACAGGTGGACTCCGGTAGCCGAGAACCAGAAAAAGCCGGAGTATTAGTTTGACACATATCTTGTCTACACAAAGTATGAGCGATTCGGCATTGCAGATTACTTTGCGGATGGAAGTTGGATAGGCTACGACATAGACGGAGACCAAATTAACGGAGACGAGATCACCGCATGGCGAACGCTCCCGGAAAAATATAAAGCGGAGGACGAAGCATGAGCACAGGGATCTTTTTGATTGGCTGGGTCTTAGCACTCTTCGGCATGTACCTTGGTTACAAGATGGGATATGAGGAAGGCTATGATAAAGGCTACAATCTCGCAAAAATTACATACATGATTGTGATTAACGGATACAGGAGACGCCTGGGACTGGAGAATGAAGATGAACGAGAGGAAACCGATGGCTGAGTATATCGCAAAGAAATTGGCAATTGAACTGATGCATCAATCATCGTATCTGAGTGATGGAGATTTGCTTGAGGTCAATGGCAAGTTGGCAAAAGCAAGAATCGAGGCAGAACCCGCCGCCGATGTTGTCCCGGTGAGACACGGGAAGTGGTTGCCGATAGTGTCATACAACAACACATACAAATGCTCAGAGTGCGGAAGGCTTCTTGTGAATATTACGGACGGATTAAGCATGGTCGCTAAACATTATCCGTACTGCCACTGCGGGGCAAAGATGGAGGAATAAATGTATAAGAGAAATTATTTAGAAGGAATGACGTTTGGAGATTTGTTTGTTTTACGTGAAGCGGGCAGAACAAAAGACAGGCACATATCTTACGAGTGTGTATGCACATGCGGAAATCATACGATTGTATCTGGGAGAGATTTAAAATCTGGGCATACAACAAGTTGCGGGTGCAAACAAGGCGCAACACATGGTTGTAGAAGAATAAACAATACGGACAGGCTATATTTTGTATGGCGTGGAATGATTTCAAGATGTCGTACAAAAACAGCGAGTGGATACCAGTATTATGGAGCAAGAGGGATAAGAGTATGCGATGAATGGTTGGACTATTCAACATTTAAAGAATGGGCATATAAAAACGGATATGACGATAAAGCAGAATCGTACAAATGTACAATAGATAGAATTGATGTAAATGGTAACTATGAGCCTTCAAATTGCAGATTTGTAGACATGAAGACCCAGAATCAAAACAAACGAGCAAAGATGGACGGAGAAAGGAAGGAGTAAGAGTATGAGTTTCAAAGCAACAATAACTGCATGCCTTGTATCCGCACTGGCAGGTTTTGCAGTCGGATACTACACGGGAGGCGAGTATATCCGCCGAATTTACTTGAGGCTCAACCGCAGGATGACGGACGACGAAATCAGGAAGTATCAGGAGATGATTTACGGAAGGGAGTGAGAAGCATGAGCAAAGAAGTAGAGTAGATCATCAACACGCTTTGTGAGAAGTTGGGAGTAGCGGCAAACATCCTTGTGCCGGAGATGGCAAGGTACAACATTGCGCGGTTGGCATTTTTGACGGTAGTGCAGGGGATCCTATCAATTGTTGTTGCATCTATTATCGTAAGGCTCGTAAAGTATTGTCTTACCAATGAGAATATAGAGGACGATGAGAGAGCAATATCGGTTTTCCTGACAAACCTGTTTCCGGGACTTATGCTGGTGTTTTTGATTGTTGGTGTAATCTCAAGCGCCACAAACCTGATTGGCTGGATCGCATCGCCGACAGCATCGGCAGTTAAAGAGATTACAAGCATGATTAAGTGAGGTTAAAGCATGGGAAAGAAATACATTGTTGAGATTGGAAGATTAGAGCGTCTGTATAAAGCATCTATCAGCGCAAAAGGAATGCCGAATATGACATGGTTGTCGCCAGAAGTTGACCTTACGCCCTACGCCGAACCCGATCTTGAGCAGGTACGGATAGAGGCGTATGAGCATGGACAGAAAGACCTGCGTGAAAAAATAGAAGAGGCATATGACTGTGGACATGATGAAGGTTATAAGGTCGGCCTTTCCGATGCATGGGAGGCGGCGAGAGGTGTAGGGCATTGTAAACTGTGGGGGGACTATACGAAAGACACGGGCACAACGAGTGTTTGTGCTGTGGATGTTCTTGACTATTACAGTGCCTACGAAGCCATCAAGAAGCTGAAAGCCTACGAGCGGAAGAAGCAGGAAGAAATCAAAGTCGGGGATGAAGTTGTTTTCGGAAACGATGAAGAAATAAAGGCTGTAGTTATTGACGAGGCAGATGAAGCAGGCGTGTGGCTTCTCTTGTCCGAAAAGGGATGCGTTGAAAGAATGGACGGTGTTCTTTTTCATCGCACCGGTCGCCACTTTTCCGAACTCACCTCCATCTTTGAAAAAATGAGGGAGGAATGAAAGCATGGAGGATGGAACGGCTTTAGCCATTTTGATTTTCGTAATAGGAGCAGCCTTGGTCGGCTTTGCAATCGGATTATCGGTTTAAGGAGAAGTTAAAGCATGGGAGATAAATATATCATTGAACTGGAAGACAAGCCTTTTCACAAAGAGAATGGTGATTTTCTGTACAGGGTCAAAGGATTCAACAGCCTTGTTTTTGATATGACCGGTATTTGTAAGCTGACGTCCTACACCGAACCAGACCTTGAGCAGGTTAGGAAAGAGGCGTATGACAAGGGGTACGATGATGCGGCAGAGGAAATTGGTTCAGATGAACAGGCAATAGCTGATAAAGCCTACAAGAATGGCTTATCAGATGCATGGGAAGCGGCGACAAAGATTCTCAAGGCGAATTGGAGAGAACGTAATGGGACGTTTGGAGCTGTTACACTCCTTGAAGATATCTTCCTTGATAACACACCAGCCGAAGCCATCGAGAAAATCCGGCAGTATGAGCAGGAGCTGGAGAATGAATTTAAGGTCGGGGACGAATTTGAAAATGAAAAAAGCGGTAAAAAGTTTGTTGTGCTTAAAATGAACGGCAAAGAAATTGATAGGTATATTGATGTCGATGGAAAAACATATTGCATGACTGTGAAATATAAAGAGATGCGCAAGACTGGACGCCACTTCCCAGAAATTTCCTCAGTCCTTGAGAAGATGAGGGAGGACGGCAACCAAAACCGCATACAGGAGACTATGAGTGATGACTACTAAGTACACCATCGAACTGACAGAGAAACAGCTTGCCATCGTCCAGAACGCCCTCGAAGAGTGGTTCAGGCTCCGCATGGGGCAGGATATGGATTTCTGCGATGACCTTGCGAGAATGAACACAGACCTGTCGATGGACAATCCGAACCATGAGCGGATTTTTGACAACTACATTTCACGGCGGGATCACATGCGGGTAGTCATGAAAGCCTTTTTCTGCATTGCTTTTGAGCCAAATGGGAATCTAATCGAGAAAACAGAAGAAATGCTTGTTGCGGAGACCATCTGGGACGCAATCAGGTGCGCAAGAGGACAGAGCAGATGGGGCCAGCCGTTGGTACTTGGTGGTGAGCCTTGCCCGAAGATCGAGAAGCAAGAGAAAGTCTGTATGTTCTGCGGGGAGGTTGATTACAGCACTGCATATACCAGTGATCCGCCGCAGTATAAATGCGAAAAATACGGATGCCTGGTACGTACAACTGATACATGCAAAGGGGAGCAGGATGCCAAAAAGCAAAAAGAGGGGGAAGAGGCATAATACCTCATTTGCCCGGCAAGAACAGCGGTACAGCCGCAACGTCAAGGAAAACGTATCTTGGATATATTCTGGTCTGGCAGTAGTCCTGCATAAAAGATATGGGTTCGGCTCCAAAAGAATCATGGATGTGCTGACCGACTTGCAAAACATTTTTGTCGAGAAGGACACAAAGGAAATTGTCAGGCAAGCATATAAGGATACAGGGCTGTTGCTCATGTCAGAGCAGACCGCAAAGGAATTGGGAATAGATTTGGAAAGTGAGGTCAAGATTTGAAAGTCACATGCATCAAGTATCCGACAGAAGAAGACTGGATTGAGGCAAAGCGAAGGGCCTTGATTACTGAGTACGGAAAAGGGCTTGGAACCATCAAGCCTCCAACATTGGAGTGGAAGAGGAAAATCCTTGAAGCCAGACACAGCCCTATCCGGTATCTCAAGTACAGCTTTCTTTTTCAGGATATTCCATCAAACACCTCTGTTCACCTTTGCCGTCACATCCACGCACAGCCTTATGTCAGCAGTCTCCGCAACGATCGGCAGGAGAAAATGGACGGTGATGCCGCACGAAGGGATACTCCGGTCAACATGATCTTGGATGTCAATGCGGAAGAACTCATGGTTATCGCAAATAAGCGGCTCTGCAACAAGGCCGCAGAAAAGACCAGAATTGCAGTCGGGATGATGTGCACAGAGGCCAGACTCAAAACACCGGAGATTGCCCCTTTTCTGGTTCCCATGTGCATGTATGCCGGATGTCATGAAATGTACCCTTGCGGAGAAAGGAGATAGCATGAGAAAAAGAGCCTATGCAGAACACAAGCCCTGGAAGGTCAGGAGAGTCGGGAAGAAGCTGTATCAGGTCTGCTTTTTCGGTATCCTCAGTGGCGTTGATCCCATGCCCGGATACTTTGACAACCTCAAGTCCGCACAGGAGTTTGCAGACGCCCTTAACAGCATGAGAAAGGAAGTGGTATTACATGCTTGACCTCATTCAGTACGCAAAGGATAACAAGGTCGCTGTCCTCTATGTTCCCAGAGGTGAAGGGGAAGTCACCGTTGCACATTCTGTCCTGTATGAGACCGGAAAAGTCACACTCACAGGGAGCAAGTCGGAGGGAGTGCAGGACAATGTGCAGACCGCTCTTGACAAGGCTGTCGCAGGTCTCGGACGGGGAAAGGCCCTGGCAGTCGGCGGAAAATTCATTTCCCGGCAGATGGCAGAGCGGGAAAAGTTTTTCAGGGAAGGGAAGGACTTGTTTTGAAAATTTATGCTTGTATCTGTAAAACGCTTTTCGCCGCTGTGTCTGCTGTGATCATTTTCTACATCATGGCCTTTTATCTCAAAATGCCTGTAAACAATGAAACATTGTTCTTTTGCTGTTGCATCCTGTCCGGGGCCTGTTTTACGGGCTGTGACGGCCTGCGGGCCGGTGACGGTACAGATGACCACAAAAGGCGGTAGAACGCCGCACGGGGCCAAATAGATGGCAAATAATAGAGGCTGTGCACGTATCCCGTGCATGGCCTCTTATACGGCTCTGTAAAGCGCTTTATATGCCGCTGTGGGTAAATGTACCACAACGAGCGCAGAACGCCACACAGAGCCAAATAGACGGCACAGACGGCAAAATAAAAAGGCTGTACAAGCTGTACAACCTTTTTTCTCTTGTTATCCGGCATATGCTGCGCTGATCATATCTTTAATTGGTTTACACTTTTCGCGGCTGATCATTTCCTTGACTTTCGGCAAATATGGCCGTGCCTTTTCCAGGGCTTTTTCTCTTGTTTCACCGTCAATGATTTTAAAGCCGGTAGACAATTCAGAAACATTCCAATTGTCCTTTTTGTCCCACCTGTGCAGGCCGATGGCTACACCGTCAATGTAAACATAGTATCCGTCAACCTGTTTTGCTGTAGGTGTTTTCCCCGACATTGTAACAAAAAACTTTGTCTTTTTCATTCTTTCAATCCTCCTATACTGTGAGCCACAGAAAAGCCTTTTAACGGCCCTCTGTGGCTCTGTGTGGCGTCCTGCGCTGTTTTATGCTACTGTAAACCGCTTACAAGCGCTAACACGGCTGTACAGCGCGTACACGTCCGGTAGATCCTTTTTGAGTGCTTTGCTGTCAAGTCGCATAGACTCAACAAGTTTATATCTGACTTTGTATTTGCCGGTGTCGATCTCCTCCAGGCTGTCCGCCTCCATGTCGGCCTTGATTTCCGCCTTGATTGCATCCGCCGCCGCTGTCAGGGCTTTGATCTGGTTTTCGATGTCGGCCAATTTTTTGCAACGATTGTCGATCATTCTATTAGTCATGCACATGTTTTATCCTCCTATGATTTGTTTTTTTGTTCCACACATGACCGGCTTTTGACCGGTCAACGCTTGCGGCCTAAGTGGCTATTTTGAGCCGCCGCAACGGCTTTATTCCATTCCGAAACGGTCACAGTAAATCATGCATAAGCATTTTCTAATATCCTGTATTGCATTCCAGACGGGGCTATAGATCACGGGGTCTTCCGATAACTGATAGCTATAACAATTAAAAATGCAAATAGCCGATTTTATTGTCGAATCATCCAGGCGGCCATATTCCAGGCTCCAGGGGCGCAAGTCTGTATATTTGGGTAATGTCTTTGTGTTTTCGTTATACCGCCCGTTGACGGCCTTGATGTTTGCAATGTAAAGCGCCCTGTAAATGCTGTGCAGGTCATCCGCATATTTGCCGAACATGTTTACCGTTGACGGCTCCAACGGGTATGATGCACTGTATTTTTTGTTCTGCTGTAAAACGTATGCTGTTGCTTGCGTGATAACGTCGATTTGTTCCTTGTCACAGATAAAAGCACTCATTTATTCATACCTCCTATGTGCTGATTTATAGCTAAATCCCCGTGCCGGTGTCGGGCCGGTGTATGTCCTCCACACGGGGCTAATGTTATGCCGTTGCAAGTCGGGCCTGTGCATGTCCGGCTTTGACTTTCGTGCAACCATATCTAAACTTGATTGCATCCATTTTCATTTTGCTGTGCTTTTTGCTCTTCGTCCGGCCTCCGTTCCAGTACCATTTTTTGTGTTTGCTACTCCAAAAGAAGCCCGCCGCCTTGATACCGTCTTTATATGCATAGGTGTTACCGCTTAACCACACCCAACGGCCTATAATTTCGATGTCTACGCCGTCGAACCCGGCGACTTTTGCGATGATGTCGGCGAATGCCTCCGGTGCTTCTTCCTCCTGCTCTTCCTCCTGATCCTGTGCCGCCGCTGTCCGGTGAACATTTTTCAGGGCCTTGAAAAGGTCTGTAAACTCATTCTGCATATCCTGAAATTTACGAGTGTCGCCGCCGTTGTCCGGGTGCAATTCCTTGCACAGGTCTCTGTATTTTTCTTTCAGGTCTTCAATGGTCTTTACGTTTTTGAAATATGTCATTTTCAAGCCCTCCTATGTGCTTGTGTGTTCCTTGATTACAAGACTAATTATAAAGAGTATTGCGCAATACGTCTATAGACAGAATGCCTAAATATTGTGCAATACGTTTATGCATATTGCACAATACGAAAAACACGGCAAAATAAAAGCCGGTGCAGGTCTGTCACCTGGTCACCGGCTACGGTATTACCATTTTCTTTCATATCCGTACATGTCACGCAATTCATACGGTATTGTTTCCACAATTGCGTTATATGTCTTTTTCAGGCCGTCAAGCTGTGCGGCGATCATGTCCATGTTAGCGGCTGTCTGCTCTATGTCGGCGGCCTTTTTCAGTAAAGCGGCCCGCCGTTCCTGCGCGTCTTTTATAAAATCATCTGCGCAGATTCTTTTGCCCTCCGGCATGGTGTCTTTTCTGATCTGGGCAAGCGTCGTTTGTGCGCCTCTGTTGAAACTGTAAATCTCAATCCAGTCCATGCGCTTATGTACATACACGTTGTTTTCTGTGGCTTCTTTCAATGCCTTTTCCAGGCGGCAATTGAAGACTTTCCCGTCAAAATCCCGCAGCACTTTTGCAATGACAGGGTAAAAAGCCGCATTTGTGCGCATTTCCTGCACCTGTTTTTCGATTGCCTTTTTCTTTTCCTCTTTTCCGTAGATTCTACACATTATTGTTTCCTCCTATGAGATCCCGTTTTCAGTTTCCAGAAAAGCCCGCCGCCGGTGTCGCTCCGGCTGTCCGTCCTCCGGGCAGGCTGTCAATTATTCGATACCTAACGATTTAAAGAAATCAGCGTCAATGACTGTCCATTCATCCGGTATCATCGTTGTCCAGGTTCTATCATGTTTAATGTTGGCAAGGTGAATCAGATGCGCTCTCAGGCGGCTAACTCCGCACCATATACCGCTATCTGCTCCGCTGTTTTCTTTTGCCTTATAAAGAATGGCCTGCGATCCGTCTTCAAACGGCTTTGAAAGGTAATAATCCCAATTTCCGTTACCTGTTGCGATCAGTTTAGGGTACATGCTTTTTTCCTCCGTTTCTGTTGCCGTGTTCCTGTGACGCCTTAAAGATTAAACTATATTGCGCAATACGTCAATATGACAGAATAAACAAATTGCGCAATACGTTTTTGTGCATGTTGTATATTACGCAATACGGCTATATAATGGTAGAATTAAAGAGCAACAGAGACTGGCACAGAAAAGAGGTGAGATCATGGCCACAGATAAAGAAAAACAGTATAAAAGACAGAATGCTTTCATAGCTGAAAAGTATGACCGCATCAATGTAAATTTGCAAAAAGGCACAAAAGCGCAGATCATCCAGGCCGCCGCCATCCTGAATATGAGCGCCGCCGAATTTGTCCGGCAGGCGATCCAGAACGAGATCAGCCGCCTCCGGTTCCGGTACGGAATGCGCCTCCGGGGCTTCTCCCCTGGCTGTCAGCCTAAAGACGGCTTCCTAGAGCGTCAGGATGATGAAACCGGCAAGTATCACGACATCCTGATCTATAACCGTCCACTGACAGACAAGGAACTGGCAGACTACGAACTTGACTATCTCGGAGGTGGCTTATGACTGCATACACCGAAAGCGAGAAGTACAAGCAGGATGTGAGAAATGCTGTCAGCCGGTACAATAGCAAGTTGGCAAGCATCACGATCAGAGTGCCGAAGGAAATGAAGGACGAGTTTTACGAAGCCGCAGAGAAGGCGGGGATGCCGTTCAAGCAGTTTTTCATTCAGGCTGTAAAGGAAAAGATTGAAAGGATGTGACGAAGACCGGGGCAGAAATGCTCCGGTTTTTGTTTGGATTGTTGTGTTGACTGATTCGGTCAATCAGGTATAATATAATTAGTTACGGTAACTGTTGTTTTGCAAAACAGGAAAGGAGAATTGTCATGAGAGGACGTGCTATCACTCTTCCGAGCGGCACCAGAGGCCGTGTGTACAATTTCCGGAGAAGTAACGGCGGCGCAAGCGGTCGTGGCGGCTCTGGCAGTGCCGGACACTAATACCAGAGTGCGGCTCCGCACTAACAAAAGGAGACAGGGCGTGGATGTTATGTCTGCGCCCTGTTTTGGAATGAGGAAATATGTCTACTGTCTTATATGATCCGATAAAGGCAATGGCAAAGGTGACGGATTCTGTCATTGTGGCCTTTTCCGGAGGCAAAGAAAGTGTTGTCACACTGGATTTGTGTAGTCGATACTTCAAAAACATCAAAGCGTTTTTTATGTATATTGTGCCAGACCTGTCTTTTCAGGAAAGAACAATGGAATGGTACGAAAAACGCTACCAGATTGAAATCATGCGCATCCCACACATGGATGTGTGTGAGTTTTACCACTATGGCAGTTTTCGCCCTGGCGACCCGTCTTTTCCCATCGTATCCATCAATGATATTTACAAGTGGGTGAGACTGGAAACAGATACATGGTGGATTGCCGCAGGTGAAAGAATAGACGATTCTATAGTCCGCAGGGCCATGATGAAGAAATCCGGAAGTATTGACGTGCAGAGGGGCCGTCTGTATCCAGTTTCCGCATGGAAAAAGCGGGAAATCATGGATTATATCAAATTCCACAACCTGTATCTTGGGCAGGACAGCCGGAAACTTGGCTTCTCGTTCTGTTCATTGTGGGGCAAGGAATTATACGCACTGAAACAGTATTTTCCTGATGATTACAGGAAAGTGCTTAACTGCTACCCGCTTGCGGCGGCAGGCGTGAAACGGTGGGAGGAATACGGTAAATAATGGCAAAAAGTAGATACCAGGCATACGATACGGAGACAATCAGCAGGGACATGATCAAAAACGCTCCTTACAATCCCCGTATCATGGATCCAAAAGCCAAAAAGCGGCTGAAACAGAATATTGCCAAACATGGACTGGTTGCGGCCTTGACATGGAACAAGCGCACCGGGAATCTGGTCGGTGGGCACCAGAGGCTTGAACAGCTTGACGCACTGGAAAAGAGCAAGGACTATGATCTGACCGTCTGTGTCGTTGATGTAGACGAGCGGGAAGAAGCCGCCCTGAATGTCCAGTTGAACAATCCATCCATGCAGGGCGAGTGGGACTTGGACAAGTTGGCTAACATTGCAGAAGATTTTGACCTTGATCTGTCGGAAGACCTGGGCTTCACAGAATCCGACATTGATTTCATGTTTGAAGGCGATGACCGCTTTTCTCAGCTTTTTGAAACAAAAGAGGGCGAACACATGCGAGACGCTCTCGACAAGGTAAAAGAGGCCAGAAAAAAGAGCGTCGAAAATCTCAAAGAGCGAAACTCCATCCAGTGGTTCACCACAATTGTTTTTGAAAATGAAAAAGACAGAGAAGCCTTTCACAAGGCTATCTCTGTCCCGAAACATGAGCAGTACATCACAGAAGAGCAGGTGCGGCGGCTGTGCAGATCAGATGACTAACGGCTCCCAATAAAGCCGGTCAAGTTCTGCGTCTTCTTCCTCCGTCTTCGGCTCCGGCAAGATTTCCAGATCATCATAGTTGATGCCAGATTCCCACAAAGACAGCTTGCCTTTAATGGGTATGGGCTTGATGATGCGGGGGTTTTTAAGAATCCAGGCGTATTCCCCATAGGGCATAACGTCCATGTCAGCGGCTTTAAGGTGCTCATGCCTGAAAAGCACGATGTCAGCCAGTTCGACCACACCCAACACATGACCGGGTATAGTCCCCTTGAATTTCTTGGCGCTGCTTGTAATGAGAATGTCCCCTCTATAGTCAGTTTTCCACGACCTGCACTCAACGGTCTTGATGCCGGTGACGATCTTCATTGCATAGATGGGGTGTACGGTTAATGCTTTCATGCTTTATACCTCCTATATTGAATTGTAAATGTAAAAAGCCGTCCCTGAATCATCTTCCTGCCTATTGCCTCTTATGATCTAAAATACCGCTCACAGGTATATGGTTTCAGGCGTTGACACGCTTTCGGCATTTTGTAACGGCTCCACTCTGCATTTATGCGGGCTTGTGACCGCCTACGGCTGCATTAGAGCGCCGGTGTCACTCCGGCATGATATAGGCTGTAATGCGGGCTATACACTCGTCTACAGAGCCGCCCGCCTCCAATTTGCGGCAGATCATAAAGGGTTTAGCTGCAAGCAGGCCACGAATGAACGAGAGTGGCGCTCTGTCAGTCCTGATATACCAGGCAAGCGGGTCAATGATCCTGTCAGCCTCATCGACTCCGTGCTTTTTCATAAGCCGCAATTTTAAGTTCCACATATAGTTATCAATGCGCTCGTAACTCATGGCAAGCCCTCCAAAAAAGTATATAGTTATCTGACACTGTTGATTATAATATAAGCGTGCTTATATTGCAAGCATAAAATTATAGGTATTTTATGGCAAAAGGTTTATACGAAAAATGGCTTGAAAAAGACAATCTTCTACTGCTACAAGGGTGGCGGCGTGACGGCCTTGATATGGCGCAGATCGCAAAAAACATCGGCATAAAGCGCCAGACTCTTTACAGATGGGCAGAAGCACACAAGCCCATAGGCGACGCTTTAAAAAAAGGTGCAGAAGTCTGTCACATAGAAGTAGAAAACGCTCTGTATAAATCTGCTATAGGCTATGACGTGACAGAGACAGAGCAAACAGAGGTCACAAGCCCCGACGGCTTTACTACGATCACGAAAAGGGCCAGGCGGCGACACATCCCGCCAAACCTGGGTGCAATCTGCTTTATCCTCAAAAACCGCATGCCGGACAAGTGGAGAGACAGACCGGAAGTTGTCGATAATAGCGCTGTTGACGTTCTGACCGAGATATTGAACACAACGAGAGCGCAGGCCGTAGAAGCATTTGGAGAAAAAGATGCCGAGAACGACGGGGTTCAGCCCGAAGCAGATGGAGTACATAGCGAAGGCGAACCACAGGTATAACTTTAAGATCGGGGCAGTCCGCTCCGGAAAGTCATATGTAGACATAGCGCAGGTCATACCAATGCGCTTGATGGATGTTAAGGGGAAAGACGGCCTCAATGTCATTTTGGGTGTTTCCAAAGAATCCATAGAAAGAAACGTACTGGCTCCAATGAGGGAAGCGCTTGTCGGTGCTTACATTTCCCCGATCAACAGCCGAAACATAGCAAACATATTCGGTGAGCGTGTCTACTGTATTGGTGCGGAAAAGGCCAATCAGGTCAATCAGCTACAGGGTATGTCTATCAAATACTGCTATGGTGATGAGATAGCAAAGTGGAATGAAGATGTATTCCACATGCTACAATCTCGACTTGATAAGCCATACAGCAAGTTTGACGGAGCATGCAACCCTGAGTATCCGGAACACTGGCTCAAAAAATTCATAGACCGGGATGACATCGACAAGTATGTGCAGAAATACACGATCTTCGACAATCCGTTCCTGTCAAAAGAGTTTGTGGACAACCTCTGCAAAGAATATGCCGGTACTGTTTTCTATGAGCGGTATATAAAGGGGCTGTGGGCGCTTGCGGAAGGTCTTATATATCCGTTCTGGGAGAAATGCATAGAAGAGCCGCCAGACCGCCCGGCGGATGACTACTGCCTGTCAATCGACTATGGCACCATGAACGCTTTTGCGGCGCTGATCTGGGAAAAGCACGGAAATAAATGGTATGCAACAAAAGAATACTACTATTCCGGCAGAGAAGAGATAACAGGCACAAAAACGGATGCGCAGTATGTAAAAGATATGCTGAAATTCATAAAGCCTGTATTGCCAAATATCAGAGCGGAAGCCAGTGTATTTTCAGATGCCGCAACCGTCTCGATTGAAACGATAGTTGATCCTTCTGCGGCTTCGTTTATAGCGGCTCTCCGCGAGCATGATTGTTTTGCTGTCAGACCGGCATATAATGACGTGCTAAACGGAATAAGGGACACGGCAAGGGCCATGCAGTCTGGCAGGGTGAAGTTTGCACCGTGGCTATCAAACTGGAAATCAGAAGTGCAAGGCTATGTGTGGCAAGATAGACCAGATATTGACGCTCCTGTAAAAGAAAAAGATCACTTGATGGATTCGCAACGATATTTTGTATATACAAAAAACATTGCGCCGGAAGAAACTATAGAACATTCACTATTTGCGTGAGGTGAAAGACATTGTACACATTCCAGGACTACATGAGAGTGCCGGAGAACGACAGACAGAACTTTGTCCGTTCAATTATCCATGCGCACACATCATCCCCAGAGTATGCTTTTGCTCAGACTGCCGAAGCCTACTACCGCAGACGCAACGAAACAATTATGAACTTCCGAAAACTGCTCTACACAGTCACCGGAAGAAAAGTCCCCGACAACTATTCCACAAATTACAAGCTGAGATCAAATTGGTTCAACTACTTTACAGCACAGTTGAATCAATACCTGCTTTCCAACGGCATTACATGGAAAGAGGAAACCACAAAAGAAGCACTCGGCGAGAAGTTTGACACCACTGTCAAGAAACTCTCTCGAAACGCCCTTGTTCATGGCTGTGCTTTTGGCTTCTGGAACCTTGACCATCTTGAGGCTTATTCCTTGCTTGAATTTGCACCCCTTTTTGACGAGGAAAACGGTGCTCTCATGGCAGGTGTCCGGTTCTGGCAGATTGACCCTTCGAAGCCACTCAGGGCTACACTGATGGAGCTTGATGGGTATACGGACTACCTCTGGAACAAAACCAGTGACGGCAAGGAACAGGGAGAAGTCCTGCATGAAAAGAGATCATACATCCAGATCGCCGTCACCACTGCCGCCGAAGGAACAGAGATTTATGACGGCATGAACTATCCCACTTTCCCTGTTGTTCCGCTTTACGGAATCGAAAAGCAGTCCGAACTTGAGGGGCGGCAGGAACTTATTGACTGTTATGACCTCATCGAATCTGGTTTTGCAAACACGGTTGAAGAGGCAAGCTATATCTATTGGGCCATTCAGAATGCGGATGGTATGAGGGACATTGACCTTGCCAAATTTGTTGAGAAGATAAAGACCCTGCATGTTGCTCTTGCAAGAGCAGGAAACGGAGCAACCGCTGAGCCTCACAGCATCGAAGCCCCTTATGCATCCAGGACATCACTACTCAACGAATTGCGGGAAGCCCTCTTTTACAGCTTCAAAGCATTCGATGCAAAACAGATTCAGTCTTCCGGTGCGGTCATTGCTCAGATTGACGCCGCTTATGAGGCTCTTGATCAGAAGGCCAGTGAATACGAAGACAATATCTATGACTTCCTCTCCGGCATCCTTGCTATCACTGGAATTGACGATACTCCCACGATCACCCGCTCCAAAATCTCCAACACCGGAGAGCAGATACAGAATGTACTACAGGCCGCCGACCACCTCACCGATGATTATGTCACAAAGAAAATCCTCACCCTGCTCGGTGATGGAGACCTTGCCGATGAAATCATCAACGAGAAGGATGCGGAGGATATGCAGAGAATCAACATTCCGACCGACGAGACGCCCCGAGAACGGCCAGAAGAGCAGAACCCTACCGAATACACACAGGAACCTTGAGAAAGCCCGTATCGGGGCTGAGAGGGCGGTTTAAATGGCAGATAGAGCGCATGAGATAACCGATAGGATTATAAAAAGCACTGAGGAACGGCTCCGGCAGGAATATGAACAAGCTGCCGCCGAACTTGAGGATAAACTCAACGATTATTTTCGCAGATTCCAATATAAGGACGAAACTTGGCGGAAGTGGGTGTATGACGGAGAAAGAACGCAAGAAGAATACATAAAGTGGAGAAAGGGACAGTTGGCAGTCGGCAAGCGGTGGAAGCAGATGAAGGAAACCATTGCCGAAGACCTAAATCATGTAAACGAGATCGCACGTGACATCTGCGCAGGTCAGCAGGTTGATATATATGCCATCAACCATGCTTTCGGTACATACCAGATTGAGCACGATGCAGGAATCAATACATCCTATACCCTTTACAACCATGAAGCTGTTGAAAACATCCTTGCCAATGATCCCGAACTTTTACCGCCGCCTGGTATCAGGGTATCCAGAGCAATAGCCGAAGGGAAAGCAAAAAGGTGGGCGAGACAGAAGATCCAGTCAACCATGCTACAAGGTATATTGCAGGGTGACTCAATTCCCGAACTGGCAAAAAGGCTTGCAACCAATGTTTCTGACTCCAATTACAAAGCCGCTGTCAGGAACGCAAGGACGATGGCCACATCCGCTCAGAATGCCGGACGGTATGAAAGTTACAGACGTGCAAATGGTATGGGGATTGACCTAACGATTGAATGGGCGGCAGTCCTCGACAACCGCACCCGACACTCACATCGGCAGATGCACGGACAAAGAAGGGAAGTTGACGAACCTTTTACCATCACAGACGGCGGTCGCACTTTCAATATCATGTGGCCTGCTGATTGTAATTCCTCTCAGTCCAATGCTCCACAGCGTGAAATATGGAATTGCTTTATCGGTGAAACAAATGTAGCTTCCGACAGCGAAATAGTCAGAAGCTACAAACATGAATATTCAGGTGAGCTGATCACGGTAAAGACTGCCGGTGGCGTAAATTTCACCTGTACCCCGAACCATCCAATACTGACAACATTCGGTTGGATTCCTGCGGCAAGATTGCACGAGGGAGACGACCTGCTTGTAACAAGCATCAGTGACAATGCGGTTTTTCCCGATGGAAACGTAAATCAAACTCATCCCACCTTCGAGACAATTCACAAGACGTTTTCTGAACTTGGAACTGTGGATCAGCGTTCCATGAGCGACTTCAATTTCCACGGCGACATTCCCGCATCCGATGTCGAGGTTGTAAGCAAGAAACGGCTGTTGAGGGGCTGTTTCGATACCGGCATTAGTGAGGGCATCAATGAACTCTTGTTCAAAAACGCCAACCCGCTTGTTACGTGCAAGCGCCATTTTATGGCGTGTTTCAGGAGAGTTTACATATCCACGCTTCGCCTCATGAGCCGCCGCCGCAAGGCGTTGACGCTCTTCTGGGGACGTTTGAGACATTCGGACGTACATGGACTCGGAGCGGTTACGGGTGGCAATACCGGCATTCCGCAGAACACGGTAAACAACCTGTCTGCTATGCCCGATATCGGCGGCGAGAGCCTTGACGGACTTGCCGGAAAGGTATTCGCTGATAATATAGTCAGTGTCAACAGACACACGGGGCGGCATCCTCTTCATGTATATAACCTCCAGACTAAAAACGGATATTACTTTGTCAATAATATTATTGACCAATCCGGTCAAAAAAGCAATGGCAATTATGCGATTGCACATAACTGCCGCTGTACCCTGTTATCTTGGGTAAAAGGATTCGAGCACGATATGCAGACTGACTCCGACAAGATGACCATGAGTTTTGACGAGTGGTTACAAGTTGAACCGGGCAAGGAAGAGTTTCTTCCCATCCTCTCACAGTACGAAAAGGGACAGGCGATCAAGATGCAGTATATCAGGGAGTACAAATATGGCTGATAACTTTCAGATCAGGATTGGGGCCGACAACACTGAACAGGCAAAGCAGGAGTTGCAGGACAGGATCAGAAAAGCCCTTGAAGCTATGGGATTACAGGCCGAGTCACTTGCACGTCAGGAACTGCAAAACTCTCCATCAAGGATTGACACCGGATTGCTACGAAACTCCATAACACATGCCCTTGACGGTGAAGCAACAGCCACAAAAACATATTCTGCATCCAATGCCTCAAAGTATAACGGCAAGACGCCGTCGCCCGGCTCCTACTCTGGCACGATGCCAAAAGAGGACAGGGGAGCCGCCGTCTACATCGGAAGCAACGTCAATTATGCTGTTTATGTCCATGAGGGCACCGACCGCATGGCTCCAAACCGTTTTTTGAAAAATGCAATCGAGAACAATATTCAACAGTTAAGAGACATTGAAATTCAAATGTTATCTGACGGTTGACTTGACGGGTCAATGGGAGGTGATGTAATATTGGTTGTGAAAGTTGACGGTAACGCAGTTGCCGCCATTGAATCAATTCTCAAGCGTGGGAACTGCGCTCTCGTCAAAAGAAAAGGCGAGAAAGTGGTTGTCATGGAAGAGAAGCGGAAAACTGTATATGACCCTTTGCCGAATAAGCGGTGAAGGCAGGGCAATCAGAGCCGGATACATGGACAAAGAAACGTCTGTGTGTCCGGCTTTTTGTTTGTCCAGAAACCAAATCGAAGGGCAAGGAACCGCCCCCAAAAGAAAAAGGAGATTTGAAGATGGCACTTTCAAGGCGCATGCTTTCCGCTATGGGACTCGAAGCGGACAAGATTGAGCAGATTATTGAAGCACACACAGAGACCGTTTCCGGCCTCAAACAGCAGATTGCAGACCTCGGTGATGATCTCGCAAAAGCGAAGGAATCCGGCACTGCTGACAGCGAAAGGCTCAAGGATGTTCAGAAGGAATTGGACACCCTCAAGGCTCAGGTTGCTGAAGACGCAAAGTCCCGAGAGGGCAAGGACTACGATGCGCTCAAGAAAGAATTTGACGATTACAAAGCCGACATTCAGGCAAAGGCAGAAAAGAGCGCCAAAGAAAAGGCGTTTCGTGATCTGCTCTCTGACATGAAGGTATCCGACAAAGGTGTCAGCCTCATCCTCAAGTATCAGGGTGTCAACGGAATCGAACTCGATGAAGACGGCAAACTGAAGGATGCACTCGCACTGCGCAAGGCCGTCAAGGAAGATTGGAGCGACTACATCTCCACAGTTGAAACAAAGGGAGCGGACACAAAGACGCCCCCTGGTTCTGACTCCGGCGCAGGCAAAATGACAAAAGCTGACATCATGAAAATCAAGGACACCTCAGAGCGGCAGAAAGCGATTGCTGAGAATCCTGAGTTGTTCGGCATCCAGTAAAGGAGAAAAAACATGGCACAGGCAAATCTTACAAAATCTGCAAACATCATCGCCGCACGTGAGGTGGATTTCGTCACACGTTTCGGCATGAACTGGCAGGACCTGCGTGACCTTATGAGCATTTCCCGCCTTGTTCAGAAGACGCCCGGCACAGTCCTCAAGTCCAAATATGCAGAGGTCACTTTGCAGAACGGCGCTATCGGCGAAGGCGAGGCCATCCCCTACTCTCAGGCAGAAGTCAAGGAGAAGACCTATGCACCCATCGTCCTCAACAAGTACAAGAAAGCTGTCTCCGCAGAGGCGATTGCAGATCACGGCTATCAGGCCGCCGTGGCACTGACCGATGACCAGTTCCTTGTGGAACTCCAGACCAATGTCATGACCGCTTTCACCAACTACATTCAGACCGGAACCCTCATTCGTGCAGCAGGTACATTCCAGGCCGCACTTGCAAAGGCACAGGGCGAAGTCAGGAACAAGTGGAAGAAGATGAAGAGGGGCATCACCGAGATCGTTGGTTTCTGCAACATCCTCGATGCTTACGAGTATCTTGGAGCCGCCAACATCACTGTACAGACGCAGTTCGGCATGACCTATATCGAAAATTTCATCGGATACAGCAGACTGTTCCTCTCTTCCGACATTCCTTCCGGCAAGATCGTTGCGACACCTGTTGAGAACCTTGTTCTCTACTATGTCAATCCTTCGGACGGCGACTTCGCGAACGCAGGTCTTCAGTTCACTGTTGACGGCGAGACTCCCCTGATCGGATTCCACGTTGAGGGCAACTACACCACCCTTGTTTCTGAGGCGACCGCCCTCATGGGAATGGTGCTTTTTGCTGAGTATCTTGACGGCATCGCTGTCGTTGACATCGGAACCGAGACCTACACCGAAGTGGCAAGTCCTGCTTCCGGAGCAAATCCCTCCGCACTTCACTACTTTGAGAAGGCTGCGGATAACACATATTTCCCTTCCACTGACACAACTGTAGTCAGCGGTAAGACCTACTACACCAGAAGCCTGGCAGGAGCGTAAAACATGTACAAGGTGATCAGATATTTTGAGGATATGCAGGACGGGATGCACCCCTACAATGTCGGAGATACTTTTCCCCGTGACGGCGTAGACGCAAATGATGACCGCCTTGCAGAACTCTCCACAGATGCAAATTTACAGAGAACTCCCCTCATCGAGTACGTTGAGGATGAGGCCCCTGTAAAGAAAGCAAGAAGGAAGAAGAAAGATGCTGACTGAACTTTGCCAGTACCTCAGGAATTGGTTCTGTGAAGATTCGGATATTGTTGTCGGCACCATTGTGATTGGGGGCGGCGTTATAACCGCCCCTGATTGCGTTATACAGCAGGGGCAGTACATCAGAATTGTCGGCTCTATCTTCAATGATGGAGTTGTCCAGTACGGTACTGATGAACTTTCGGACGAAACCTTTGAAGGCTCAATCTGGCTTATGAAGGTTCCGAAAGTGGTTCAACAGCTTGCCGAAGATATAGCCGAGTGGCAGGACAAATACGGTGGTATCAACAGCAAAGCAATGTCCCCTTTCAACTCTGAATCTTTTGCAGGATACAGTTACAGCAAATCAAGCGGAAACAGCTACGGGAGCGAAGATGAACCCACTGCCGGATGGCAGAGTGCTTTCGCCCCTCGCCTTGCTCCTTGGAGGAAACTTTAATGTCATTGCTCGATGATGCTTTTGAGGATTGCGTCATACTCGATAAAAGAACACAAAAAGACGGTTATGGTGGCGTTGTAACGACCTATACGGACGGTGCAACCATTCAGGCGGCGATTGTATTCGACGACTCCATACAAGCCCGTACAGCCGTTGTACAGGGTGTCAGGGACGTATATACAATCACCACACGCCGAAATGTTGTGCTTCAGTATCATGACGTGATCCGCCGCCTCAAAGATGGCAAAGTCCTCAGAATCACCACCGATGGCAAGGATAAAGAGACTCCGCAGGGAGCCGGACTTGATATGCGAGTAGTCAAAGCAGAAGAGTTTACAATCACATGAACAATTATCAAGCACTGCAATCTTTTTGGGATATGTTCGGCGTTGACGCCTACGATGAAAACACCTACTTCACGGAGGATGAAATGCCTGCATATCCGCACATCACCTATGAATCGTTCAGCGGGACATGGGAAGCAAGCAGGACACAATCTGCTCACCTGTGGAACCGCTCTGAATCATGGGCATGGCTCAAGGAGAAAGCAGAAGAGATAAGACAGACCATAGGCAACGGAATCATTCTCCACACCGATGAAGGAATCATCTGGTTTCGCATCCCTCAATACTCAACCTTTTCGCAGGTGATACCGAGTGGGTCAGATGATGACCTCGTAAAGAGAATCCTTCTCACCGTAGAGATTGAATTTCTCACAGTTTAAAGGAGAGCAAAATGCAGAAATTTACACAGCTGCCTGCCGATGCTTTTACACATTTACAGCTTAATGCCGGAATCATGGTTGACACGTTTACGCCCTCGACCGGAACCATCGGCAACATCATGGGTGCTACTTCCGGCGGCGTCAACTTCAACTCCAACCCCTCGTTTACGGATTTCGGCGAAGACGTTGACAACTGCCCGGCGAATACCGCTCAGTTGAAACACCTTGATCAGTATGATGCAACCATGAGCGGAACCTTCCTCACCTGCACACCTTCCGGTGTTGCACAGCTTCTTGCCGCCGCAGACGTTGACGGAACCGATACAACGAAGGTGGTTCCTCGTGGTCAGCTTGAATCCGGCGACTTCAAGGAAGTTTGGTGGGTCGGTGACTACTCCGACAAGAACACCGGAACCAATGCCGGATTCCTGGCAATCCATCTCAAAAAGGCACTCAACACCACCGGATTTCAGATCCAGTCCGGCAAGAATGCGAAGGGCACAATGTCCTTCGAGTATCACGCCCACTATGACCTCGAAAACATGGATGATGTCCCCTTCGAGATTTACTGCAAAGAGGGCACCGCAGGAAAAACAGGCGCAGGAGCATAAAGAAGGAGGATGAACGATGGCGAAAAATCTCGCAAACTGCACCCCGAAGGAATTTATGGTGCAGACAAGGCTTATCAAACACAGTGTTGAGAAATGGCTCACTGACACCGACATCATGAATATCAGAAAGACCCTGCCCGACCTGCCGGATGATCTCGATGATGACGAGAAGAAGAAACGCATGGAACAGCAGGCCAAAGAAAACCTTTCAAAGATGTTCGATGCGATTGCCGAAGAGCACCCGGATGAAACCGTTGAACTGCTCGGACTGCTGTGCTTTGTGCCTCTGGACGAGACCAACGACCATCCGATGAACTTCTACTTTGAATCCATCACCGAACTGCTCAACGACCAGTCTGTTTGGAGTTTTTTTTCCTCATTGGTCATGGCGGCTCGGAGGCTTGGGATTACACAGGCATAAACACAGAGTTAATAGAGTTATTGGGGAGAGGCTATATAGTGGAACACTGTATAGCCTCTTACAATAGGCGGACAGAAGAGAGAATGTACCGCATCTACATGACCGATATACTCAACGCACTAAACACCAACTTCGCAAAGTATTTCGGCGGGAGCATGTACAAAGAAAGATATGCTGACTGGATTGATACTGCTCCAAAAGAGAAGGAAAAATCCGGCGATGAAATTGCCGCCGAAATTATTGTGAAGTGGGACCTTAAACAGAAGGAAACGGAAGAATGAGTGTCCTCGACCTGGTGGCGAAGATCACCCTCGATACAACTGAATACGACAAGGGACTGGATAACTCGAAAAGCAAAGCAGGTTCTTTCGGCGAGTCCATCAAAAGTGGATTCGGAAAGGTCGCAGGACTTGCCACAAAAGCCATTGCGGGAGCATCAGCCGCAGTGGTCGGCTTCGGTGCTACATCTGTAAAAACTGGAATGACCTTTGACTCCGCAATGTCACAGGTCGCCGCTACGATGGGCAAGTCAATGTCCGACATGGAAAACGAGGTCGGAACCGTTGACCTTGCGTGGGGAACCTTTTCCGGCAACTTGAGGGACTATGCTCAGGAAATGGGCGCACACACCGCCTTTTCCGCTACTCAGGCCGCAGAAGCCCTCAATTACATGGCACTTGCCGGATACGACACAAATGAGTCAATGGCAATGCTCCCGAACGTCCTCAACCTTGCCGCCGCAGGGGCAATGGATTTGGGTACGGCATCCGACATGGTGACAGATGCGCAGTCTGCTCTTGGCCTCACGATGGCTGAGACAAACACCTTTGTCAACCAGATGGCAAAAACATCTGCCACGACAAATACATCTGTATCACAGCTTGGCAGTGCAATCCTCACCATCGGCGCAACTGCCAGAAGCGTAAAAGGTGGAACAAGCGAACTCAACCAGGTACTGGGTATCATGGCTGACAACTCCATCAAGGGTGCGGAAGGTGGAACACACCTCAGGAACATGATCCTGTCGCTCCAAACCCCTACAAAGGACGGAACCGAAGCCCTTGCCGCTCTCGGACTTTCCTATGCCGACATGTATGACGAAGCCGGAAATCTTCGCGCACTCCCTGAAATTTTTCAGGATATGTCAGCACGCATGGAAGGGATGACACAGCAGTCCAAAGATGCTATCGTTTCCGGCATTTTCAATAAGACCGATTTAAAGGCCGTCAATGCACTGCTCAATACCAATAAAGACAGATGGGATGAAGTAGCAGGAGCAATTGCAACCGCAAATGAAGATGGTGGGGCCGCCGCAAAGATGGCGGCGACTCAGCTTGACAACCTTGCCGGAGACATAACCCTTTTCAAATCGGCCCTTGAAGGTGCTCAGATTGCAGTGTCAGACAACCTGTCACCTGCTTTCAGGGGATTCGTGCAGGAAGGCTCCGCAGGGCTGACGGAGTTTACAGAAAAACTCAAAGCAGGTGATTTGTCCGGTGCCATTCAGGCAATCGGAAACACGCTTGCCGGGCTCGCAACAGAAGTTGTAAAAATGGTTCCCGACATGGTGAAAGCAGGAACACAACTGCTTGCCGGAGTCGGAAGGGGACTGGCAGAAAACTTTCCTGTCCTCATGCAGTCTGCGCAGGAACTTGTCGTATTCCTTTACAACTCCATAGCCGAAAACGCACCCCAAATCATAGAGGGTGGCGCACAACTGCTGTTAAATATCGCTCAAGGTATCGGCGACAATCTCCCTGAGATCATGAACAGAGCAACATCCCTTGTTGTATATCTTGCGGAATCCCTTGTTGCTCAGGCCCCTACGCTTTTACAAGCCGGAGCGAACATGCTCGGTGGTCTTATACAGGGACTTATGGAGAACCTGCCAAAACTCGCAGAATCTGCAATCCGCATGATTGGCTTTTTTGCATCCGGTCTCGCACAGGGTATTCCGCAGTTGCTTGCTCAAGCACTTCCGATGATTGAAAGTTTCACCGGAATGTTGCGCGAGAATGCCGGAAAAATTGTCGATGCAGGTATGAACCTCATCCTCAATCTGGCACAGGGAATTGCAAACTCAATTCCGACTCTCGTAGAGCACATACCGCAGATCGTTATCAATATTGCCGGAATTATCAACGACAATATGCCAAAAATCCTTGCGACTGGATTGAAGGTAATTGTCACGCTTGTAAAAGGAATCATTAGTGCTATTCCGGTCATCGTAGCCAACATCCCGAAAATCCTTGAAGCAATTATTTCGGTGATCATGGCGGTCAACTGGCTCAAACTTGGTGGAAACATCATCAAGAGCATTGTTGACGGTGTGAAGAGTGTTGCATCTTCCCTGCCTGATATTTTCCACACGACTATGAAATCGGTGTGGGACTTCATCACAGGGATTGACTGGCTCCACCTTGGCTCTGGCATTTTGGAGACCATCGGTCAAGGCATTCTCAGCATAGTAACAAACATTCCCTCTTTCATCGGAGGAATCGCTCAGAGCGCCTTTAACACCGTTGCGGCCATCGACTGGCTACAGATAGGGGCTACCATCCTACAGGGCATTGTGGAGGGTCTCAGCGGCCTTGGAGACGCCATTGCGCACCCCATAGAGTCAGCAGGAAATTTCATCAAGGGAATTTTTGGCGGGGCCAAAGATGATGCATCTGCCAGTATGGCGGAGATGGGAACAAACATTGCGGCCTCCACTCAGGAGACCACTGCAAATCTTGACTCCATCTGGAAAACCTCAAATGAAAACCTCGGCCTGACATTCGGGGAAATGTCCACCAATACCACTTCAATTTTTGGTGACATGAACAATAACCTGCTTACCAATGCAGGGGAGACGGGAACCGGACTTGACAGCATCTTCGGGTCAACCGCTACAGATGCATCCTCGATCTTCGGTTCAATGTCAGCGGATACGACCTCTATTTTCGGGGATATGTCGAACCAGACATCTTCCATCTTCGGGGATATGTCGATGGATGCATCCTCAACCTTCGGTTCAATGTCTGACGATATTTTTTACAGCGCAGATCAGACCGGAGCAGATGTGTCCAATATCTTTGGAAACATGGCAGGGGATACGAGCGGAACCTTTGACGGCATGAACCGTGATACAACCGGAATCATGAAATCACAGCAACAGGCAATCGCCGCCAATGCTATGGCTTCAAAGGACGCCGCAAATGCTCAGTTTGGAGCAATGTTGCAGTCCACAATCAGAACCTTCATGGAAATGCAGAAGCAGACCATGCAGATGATGCAGAAATCTCTTACAGAGACAGTCAATGCAATGCAGGGAATGCAGAGATCAGCACAGTTTTCCTGGAGCCTTCCGATTCTCGGCACAAGCACGATGGGGGATGCGACAAACATTGTATCCGATGCCGTTGACACCATGAAAAGGGCTTTTGATTTCAATTGGAGCCTGCCTGACATCCAGATTCCGCACATCAGCGTCAATTGGGAAAACTTGGGATTTGGTGTACAAATTCCCAATATCTCTGTTGACTGGTGGGCGAAAGGATATGAGAACCCCTACCTCTTGACAGAGCCGACAGTCCTTAGTGGATTCGGTGATAGAGGCACAAGGAACGGAGGCGAGATCGTTTACAGCCATGACAAACTGATGGAAGACATCAGCAAGGCAAAGGGCGGTACTTTTGCCCCTGTAATCAATGTTTACACACAAGAAGGTCAGTCAAATGAAGAAATTGCAAACTATGTGATGGATAAACTGACCAGACAATACCAGAGGGCGGCGAGATATGTCTAATATACTTACAGTCGGTAGCGTATCATCTGCCGACTACGGAATAATCGTCCTTGATGTAAATGACACGGATCTGCCGGGACGGGACTACACGGTAGTCTCCATCCCCGGCAGAAGCCGTGATCTGCACTACGACAATGGACGGTTCAACAACATTGACAGGGTTTATACCTGCTTTGTTGAGGACTCTGATTCTTTTGGGACAACCCGCGACACCATTGCCGCTTTTGTCGGCAGGATCATGCGGCTCAAGGGGTATCAGCGGATCGAATGCGATCTGCATCCTGATTTCTATGTAAAGGGCGAGTTTCGGGGAGAGATGCAGCCCAACTTTGCAAAGACAAAGGATGCAGCCACATTCCAACTGACATTCGACTGTGACGCCCGCAAATACCTAATCTCCGGCGAACAGGAAATCACACTGACAACTGGCACGCAGACCGTGACGAATCCAGGCACGCAAGACTCCTATCCGCTGTTTGTACTGACGGGGAACGGAACGGTGAATTTCGGCAATGATTTTAGCTTTACTGTAGCTGACAACCCCGGCACGTTGGTTCTGGACTGTGAGATTGGTGATGCATACTCACAGTTGGCACACACAAATTACAACCAGTATGTTAGCTTCAGCAATTACCAGATTCCACGTCTTGTGCCGGGAAATAACACGATACAAGTAACTGGATTTACATCCTGCGTGATGACTCCGAGGTGGTGTAAGTTATGATTCCTATTCTTTTTTCAGGGGATGCGGCGACCTTTGATAGCAATGGAAAAGGTCTGCTCTCCGATTGTATTTCGTGCGAAGTTGAGGAAGTCCGTAACGGAACCTATGAATTGAATATTCTTTACCCTGTTGATGGCATCCACTACGAGGATATCAATTGGGGCGACATTATTCTGGCACAGGCGCAGGATGGAAAAGACCCACAGGCGTTCTTCGTTCAGGATATGCGTCCTGCGATGGGCGGAAAGACTGAGATTTTTGGAGAGCACATTTCCTACATCCTCAACTGGGTAGCATCCGCGCCGTTTACAGCGGAAACCGTCAACGAGGCATTGCTGAACATGAAGCCGTCTCTTTACAGCGGCGGCGAGGATACCAACAGGCGGTATGAGCGGTTCGACTACTGGACGGACAAGAGCACGACTGCGCATTTTGAGCACGACACGCTCATGCCTGCACGGTCTGTGCTTGCAGGAACCAGAGGTAGCATTCTGGATGTTTACGGCGGCGAGTACGAATTTGACAACTTCCATGTCAAGCTGTGGCAGAACAGAGGAAGCGACAAAGGCGTCGTGATCCGCTACGGAAAGAACCTAACCGACATGAAGGCAGACTGGTCGGCGGCGGACTCCTATAATCGTGTCATGGCCTTCTGGAAGGGGAAAGACGCAGACGGTAATGACGTTGTGGTAAATGGTACGGGTCGTTGGGGATGGAGCACGCCGAACTACTACTACAGCCGCACAAGAGTCGTGGATGCGTCTCAGGACTTTTCCGAAAAGCCGACATTGGAAGAAGTTAACGAATATGCGCACAGCTATAGCACAGCACACAAAAATGACAGATATACGAAGGACAACATAACCATCAATTTTGTGGCTTTGCAGGATACGGAAGAGTACAAGAACGTCGCAAATCTTGAGCATGTGAATCTGTGCGACACGGTTTCCGTCCTCAACGAAGAAATGGGGATTGAGTATCAGGCAAAAGTCATCCGGACAAAGTACGACACGCTGAGAGAGCGGTATATCGAAATCGAAATCGGTTCTGATGTTCGTAGCACCTTCGGTCAGACACTGAAAAAGGACATCGCAAGCAACAGCGAGGCGGCTATCGCTACGGTTGAAACCAACGTTTCTCAGCTTCGCGCGGCACTGGAAGAGGCAACCGGAAAAATCACCGGAGCAACAGACGGATACATCAAACAGATATTCAACAGCACGGGCGACTGGTCAGAATTGGTAGCAATGAATACCAATGACCCGGCAACGGCAACAAAAGTCTGGCGCATGAATTACGAGGGAATCGGCGGCGGCACGTCCTACGATGGGCCTTTTACCATTACCATGACGCTTGATGGGAAAATCAATGCAAGCCAGATTACGACCGGAGTGCTGAATGCCGACCTGATTACAGCGGGAACCATGTCTGCTAACCGGATTTTAGGCGGCACGCTGACGCTCGGTGGTGCTGATAATGGAAATGGTGTGCTTCAGGTTCTGGATGCAAACGGGAATGTGATTGGAACATTTGACAAGGACGGGCTTTCGGCAAGTGGAAACCTTGTGATGAAAAATGAAAACGTTGTTGTCGCCGCGGGCATCATCGAAAGAGGGCTGACAAACAGAGATCGGGCGCGTGGCTTTGCAATGACATATGTGCATCCAAATACTGGTGATTATGTGACTCAGTACGGGATGTACCCGACGTTTTCCAATTTGGGAAACAAAATACTATCGAACCTCGTTGAGCGAATTTACTCCACTTTTTCATGGAGCAAGACGATTACCATTAACGGAACGGACGGCAATACTTACAGCCTTACATTTTCGTATGACAGCAACGGCTCTTTTACGATAAGAATCCCTGGGATATCGACATACACGATTGAATTAAATAATAGTGTTTTCAGATATAAAAATCGAAACGTTGCCATCGAATCCTCTTCCTCCCGCCGCTACAAACACTCCATCCGTCCCATCGAATCCGAGGCACTTGATCCTCACAAACTCCTGTCCCTGCCCATCGTCCAATTCGAATGGAATGACGACCATCCGCTCCAATACGATGATATGCGAGGCCAAACCATCCCCGGCATCATCGCAGAGGATGTGGAAGAAATCTATCCTGCGGCCACCATCCATGATGCGGAAGGACGGGTTGAATCATGGGACGAGCGGCGGCTGATTCCCGGCATGCTTGCGCTGATTCAGGATCAGGATAAAAAGATAAAGGAGCTTGAGGCACGACTCGCAAAGATAGAGGAGATGCTGACATGATAACAATTAACTCACAGCTTGATATGACGCCCGGCGCAATTCCGGTTGTCATACATCGGAGCCAGTACGACTCGGATTTTTCTATCGTGTTTACGCTGTTTGCCCGAACTGGCAATTTTACGATTGCCTCTGGTACAACAGCAAAGGTGCGCGGCACAAAGAAAAGCGGAACCGGATACAGCGCAGATGCAACAATTGATATTTCCGCAAAAACTGTTACTGTTGCCGGAAATCAGCAGATGACAGTGGCATCCGGACAGAACATCTTTGAGATTGTCCTCTTGAACGGTACAAGTGAATTGTGTTCTGCGAATTTCATTCTTGACGTAGAACGTGCCGCCATTGACATGGACACGATCACAGACGATACCGTGGCGAGGGAATTGGACAATCTCGAACAGTTTGTGACAGATGCGGAGAGCGCAGCTACACGAGCAGAAACGGCGGCGGCAACTTTTGATGTGGATGCCACGCTGACGATATCTGGCAAAGCGGCAGATGCAAAAGCTGTCGGCAATGGGATTCTTGCCACAATGAGCACACTTGCGTCCGAAAACGTGCAGTTGAATACATGGGTGCAAGGGACAATTAACTCAGCAAACGGAAAAACAACGGACTCTGAAATTAGAGTCAGAAATACAGGATATATGTCCTTTGGCGACAGCATGGTCGCTGTTGTACATCCGGGGAATTTGTACTTCCAGATATTCGAGTATTCCAGCGATGCGACGCCCGCCGCAGATTATTATGTCGGTTCTGTCACTGATGCGCAGTACATTGGTGGAAATTTTGCCTTCAATGTAACAACAGGACACTTTTACAGAGTTGTCGCATCACACGCAGACGGGTCTTCCATCACGCCGGATGATTCGGGCCTTGCGTCCTTTACTGTATCCAAGGTCACGTCTGTCAGCGATTCGATTGCTCAGAGTCTTGTTCCAGTTAATGCGGCGATTTCGGATGTGCAAGATGAGATTGATAATGCCGACGAGAAGAAAAAAGCGGTGGATAACATGTTTACTTCTCATGTCGGAAACTGCGGGATCCTTTGCGCAAAGGAGCATCACTATGTAGATGGAACGTCACCAATTTGTGAGTTTTACTTACTTGGTGATCCTGCAACAAACACGGTGTACTACTCCAAAGATTTGACTGATAAAACCAAACTTTTCACCTTCCACGACAGGCTCGGCTATTGGAGTTTCGGAGTAGACGCCAACAACAACATTATCTGCTGCAAACAGTCGGAATATCTTGCGGATTCGCTTGCACATGATGATTCGCTGAGAATCAATCCGATAGTATATCTTGCATCAGAACATTATAGTACGGCGCATACTGTGGATTTCGGAACAGACATAAAGCCATGCGGCTGGTTTTCATCTGTCGGATTTATATGCCTCAATAATGGGGATTGCCTGATTGCTGAGTATACGCGTCCGGTGGTAGAAACCGCAAATATCTGGAAAATCTCCGGCGATCCGTCTAATGCCTCAAACTGGAGCATCAAAAAGACATTTGCATTAAGCGGCGGTGGAGAAGGGTTTAAACACATTCACTGCGTACAGCAGGATTTCTATACTGGCATCTGCTATTTCGGAACCGGCGACGATGATACATCGTCCCACATTTATTACAGCACTGACAACGGCGACACATGGTCTGTTGGGAAAGAGAACAGCGAGAAATATTGCAGGCTGATTAACTTCGTTTTTGCAGAAAACTGGGTCTATTGGTCTACGGACTCCAACAAAGAGAACACCCACTTTGTGTTTAAAGCTCCACGTCTTTCGAGCGGACTGATTGACTTTGCATCAATCACGGATCTGTTAGAAATCCCATATGTCTCCGGGCTTGCCACGTATGGATGTGTGTACTTTCCGGAATACGAAGCAATTCTCCTTCTGGAGCGTGCTGATAATATCAATGTAACAGAAGCACCAGTCAGAGTATACGATATTGGCACAAATAGCCTGCAAACTGTGTACACATTGAAATCTGTCAGTTCTGGCGGCGCACACCTCGGATTCAGGACGCGCTTCGCAGACTGGTATCCAAAAACCGGTGAAACAAACATCGGATGGCATTTAAGAGGATCGTCCCTTGGCTCTACGGGATTTAACCCAAATAAAATGTTCGGTAATGTTGGCGTTGGGGATGCATCAAATGACATCAATAATGCATATCTCAGACTGCTGAAAAACGGAAACAATTATAGTCTTGTAATTGGTACGAGATATATATAAGGAGCCTACAGAATGATTTACCACATCATTACCGCCGCAATCCGGTCGCCGATGACTACCGTAGCGGCAAGACATCAATACGACTACGGGCAGGCCCTCAGCATCACAGGCATCACTCTGCCGGATGTGTTCGAGGCACACTTTGCCAGCGTGGACGGATCACAAACTGTCACTATGCTTGGACATGAGGGAGTAGTCGAAATTCCTGACGAACTTTTTCAGGTGGCAAAAGCAATTGTCTGCTATATATATCTGCACGATAGCGCGCAAGACGGCAGGACGGTCTATACCATCAAAATCCCCGTGAAAGAGCGTCCGAAGCCCTCCGACGTGGAGCCTACTCCTGTTCAACAGGATATCATCACGCAGGCGATTGCCGCCCTCAATGATGCTGTGGAGCAGACAGGTCAGGACGTGATTGATGCGGATGCATCGGCACAGGCGGCACAGGACGCACAGATAGCGGCTGAGAGCGCACGAGATGCGGCACAGGCATCAGAGACAGCGGCGAGTCAGTCGGAGACCAATGCGGCGGCGTCGGCATCCTCTGCGAACCAGTCAGCGGAAAGCGCACAGGAGTCTGAATCATTTGCACGCATATTCGCGACATCAGCCGCACGGGACGCTGACAGGGCAGAGCAAGCGGCAGGGCAGAGCGGATATATGGCATTCTGGATTGATAGCAACGGTGATTTGATCTACGAGCGGACAAGCAATGTCGACGTTGACTTCCGGCTTGTGGATGGTGATTTGATTTTGGAGGCGGTGTGATATGGAGAAAAACTTAGGACATGCCACAGCCTATGGATACGCTAAATCCAAAGGATACAGTGGCACAGAAGATGAATTTGCACAGCTGATGGCCGACTATGCATCGGTCGGGCAGTCAGCGGCACAGAGTGCAGAGCAGGCGGCGGCATCGGCTACGTCTGCATCCGGTTCTGCGGCTACGGCAAGTCAGGCGGCACAGACAGCTACGGATAAAGCGTCTGAGGCTGTGACAGCGGCAGACACGGCGACCACAAAAGCATCGGAAGCAAATGCGAGTGCGGACACGGCATCCAGTGCGGCGACATCTGCAGGCACGAGCGCACAGACAGCGACCACTGCGGCGGCCACGGCGACCACCAAAGCAAGCGAAGCAAACGAGTCAGCAACCACGGCGATCACGGCGAAAACTGACGCAGAGACGGCACGTGATGCGGCGGCACAATCGGCAAGTGAAGCGGCTGAGAGTGCAAGGACGCTTACGATTGACGATACACTGATGCAGGCAGGGCAGGCGGCGGATTCAAAGGTTGTGGGGGATAAGATAAATAATGGATATGCCTCAATCACCAATATTATAAACGGAGGTTTCAACGCAAATGGTGCACTGAACACGAGGAGTGACAGATTGCGTCCTGCAACTTTTATCCCCGTAAAGACAGGAGATAAAATTGTCATCAGCGCAGGTTCTTTAAAACATGCGTGCGGAGCGTGGAATGGGGCGCCAAGCACAGAGACTCTTGTAAGGAACGACAATGTTTTTTCCACGGCAGACGAAACGATCGTTTCAGAAATTGACGGTTTCTATATAGTCGATTTCGCAAAACAGGATGCAACACAGAGTATTTCGCCTGCCGATTTTGATGGATACATTCATCTTTACAGTGGCGAGATTTATAAAAATACTCAGCGGATAACACAGGCAGAAGGCGAGATTTCTTCTTTGCAGTCCGATATGAATACGGCGTTTACAAAAGTGACCGTTCCGGTTTACGGAACTGAGGAAATAGAACTCGTAAAAAGTTCCGGCTATTATCCGGCAAACGGCGTATATGCCGATAGTAGTAGCTATGAGCACTCTCAGAAGATTGCGGTATCAGAAGGAGATGTTTTAAAGCCTACGAGTACACAGCCCGGTGCATATTTCCGATTCATCTGCGCTTATAATGGAAATTCAGTAGTAGCAAGCGCTGGGTCAAACGATGGACCTACTTCCTACACTGTCCCCTCCGGCATTGATGGAGTTATCGTTTCGACATCAGTGTCCCAACACGAAACAGCTGTAATTGTCAAAAGGAAAACGGGGGAGGAAACAAGGGTATATCCTATTGGGCAGAAACTCGGCAATTTCAACTGGAAAGGTGACTTGTCTGATGGGGATTCCGTAGAACTTCCGGCGTCAAACGTGAGGTTTAATGTTGTCTGGTGCTTTATCGGTCATATTTCCACAATGGGTAAAATAACCATTGGTATCAAGTCAACAAGCGGAACAGTCAAGGAACTGTGTTCTGTGGACTCTACGTATATTTACTATCGGCTAAACGATGGAACTATAGCATCAGAAGCCCATGGACTGACAATCAGTGAAGATTTGCAGATTAAGATCGATTCTCCGTTTAAAGTAAACGAACTCGGAAGCATTACTATATGCTCTGATGGCACGGAATACACTTTGAATGCTACGCCTTACGGCACAGATATGACCGGAGCGCCTTATCTATTTTCTACCGGAGCAATACTGACAAACTGCGCTTTTTCATGGATTCCTAAAGATATAGATAAGCCAATATGGGTATTTGGAGATTCGTGGGTGTCAATGTATGAATCCAGATGGCCTTATTATATGGTGCGTGATGGGCATACTAATTCGTGGATGTTGAATGGCTTTGCGGGGGAAAGAACAAGCGACGCCTACGAATCTCTTGTAAATCTTCTGTTAGTCCGCAAACCTGATTATATCGTGTGGCTTCTCGGAATGAATAATGGCGATACAAGCACGGCAGTAAATACCAAATGGAAGTCAGTATATGACAAACTGACACAGCTTTGTGCAGATTATGGCATTATCTTGATTCTGTATACCGTTCCCAATACGCCCACAATAAACAACAACTTCAAGAATGCAATCGTCAGGGAGAGTGGGTATCGCTATATTGACGGAGCGTTGGCAGTCGGGGACGATGGAAATGGCAACTGGTTTACTGGATACGAACAGTCAAGCACCGACCATAACCATACGTCAGGAAAAGGGGCAAGAGCACTGTATTACAGAATCCTTGTAGACTTTCCGGAAATAGCAGGCAACTCATTGTAAGGCACTGACTGTTAAATGAGGCACAAATGTCACTACGCTACTGTTTCGAGGAAGACCATGTAAAAGCCACCCTTGCCCGCTCCAAGCCTTCCGACCTTGCCGTGATCGACTCGGACGGCATCAGCAAGGCCGTGATACAGCAGGCGGTCAGCCGGGGCGTCATGGTCTACGACTACATCAATGCGGGGGCGCTCGCATCTGGG